AAAAAAATAAAATAAAAATTGTTTTATACCCACCCAGGCTTACTTTTTAGAATAATACAACTACCTAAGATTTAATAACAGAAAGTATTTACCCCGAATCATACAAGTATATTTGTTTGAAAATGTCTCTGAAACAACAGAACACACTAAAATTTGTTATGAATAAAACCAACAATCACGGAAGCCGGCGACTTGATATCTATCTGGCTAATAATATAGCTCAACAACTCATTAAGGATACCAACCAACGCGACCCAGATTTTGTATTTTGCGGATGGCAAGATGATAAAAAATATTACCCAGGTGGCGAACTTTGTTTCATAAATACATCAAGTATAACTAGGTCAAAACAATCTATTAGCTATGGACTTAATACCGGCTCATTTAGATTCACATATAAAAGCAAACCGGCGATTTGTGTTATTCGCACACATCCAAATCCTTGCGCGGACAAGGCATATATTACACAAGACGACCAAATTAACAAATCAATTAGTATTGAATTTGACGCGGCAGAAGATAATTATCTAGTGTTAGAAATGATAAAACAAGCAACCACATACATTGATAAATATGTCTTAGAGTGTGATGATGGCGCGAATTCTATTAAAATCTACTGTAATGATGAAGGCTACTGGGAAAAATGTTTGAGTAAGCGCAAACGCCGGCTAGAAACTATCTATCTACCCAAAGCCGATAAACAACTAATCATTGGTGATATTACCAATTTCTTGCTACCTAGCACCGCTGACCGCTATGAAAGTATTGGCCGGACACATAAACGTGTATATCTATTTGAAGGTATACCTGGGTCGGGTAAATCCAGTTTTATCCTAGCACTAGCTAGTCATTTCGGGTATGACCTAGCAGTGATAAGTTTTACTGAAAAGGTCACCGATGGCACACTAACCCGGTTGCTAAAGAATTTGCCCGAAAAGACTATTCTAGTTATGGAAGATATTGATGTTCTCTTTACCGACCGTAAAAAGAATGACGAACATAAGAATATGGTTACATTCAGTGGTATACTCAATAATCTAGATGGGATTACTACCCAAGACGGATTCCTTTGTTTCATTACTACCAATTATAAAAACCTACTGGATTCAGCACTTTTGCGCCCTGGCAGGATTGACCGCCAACTCCGGTTTGATACTGCCACAAAGGAACAAATCCAGGACATGTTCAATAGATTCATGGGTGAATTATACACTGACGAAAAGTTCAAGGAGTTCTACCGCGGGTTTGCTGCTCTAGGTATCTCGACTACTATATCGCTAATCCAAGAATACCTGTTTCAATACATAGATAACCCGGATGCGGCGATTTCTAACCTAGCTGAGCTCCGGGTTCTGTTTGAAGTTAGCAACAAAAAATCGGCTGAACTTTACACATAGAGCCAACAATCTATTCATTGTCTATTCTGTACCGTTAAGTACCTTATTTAAGACAAGGTGGCGAAGCCACCGACCATAACCACCCTATTCGGGTGGCAAATAGGTACTTAACTAGTAGAGTTTAGTATGGTCTTAAATACCATACTAGGCGGTACCGTCAAGTACCGTCAAGTACCTAATTTAAGACCACCCTATTCGGGTGGCAAATAGGTACTTGACTAGTAGAGTTAAGTATGGTCTTAAATACCATACTAGGCGGTACCTAATTCAAGACAAGGTGGCAAAGCCACCGACCATGAACACCCGAATAGGATGGCCTTAGATAATGTACTTGACTAGTAGAGGTTAGTATGGTCTTCCTATCAAAATATTTTAGTATTCATTTCATGAGCTACACCATATACTAACGCACCTACTGGAATAGGCCAAAGCACACCGTAAGCAACATATTTAAATAGACAAGGAGGCATATAACCTGATAAAGTATCAAATACTGGGGCGACAAAATTATATGACAAAACTCCGATTCCTACATATCCAGCTACAAATTTAATTATTGTTTGTGTTACCATTATTTATTATCTCAAATTTAAACTATGTTTTATAATTAATTCAATTTGATTTGTAAAACAATTTTCATTCTGTACCGTCTGGCACCTAATTTAAGACCACCCTAACCGGGTGGTAAATAGGTGCTTGACTAGTAGATGTTAGTATGGTCTTAAATACCATACTAGGCGGTACTTAACTAGTAAATGTTAGTATGGTCTTAAATACCATATTAGACGGTACTAGGCGGTAGCCAATAAGCTATTCCGGTTAATTATTTTATATATTTCCTAACCCCAATATCAAATAAAAAGAATTTGAAATCGGAAAGAATTTGAAATTGGAATAAAGTAAGCAGACGTGATGTTCTATTTTTTGATATTTCATACTAGCATATCTGCAAATAAAGAACTAGACAAAAAATTATTGACAACCTTTTTGTATGGTTGTATCCTATATATAGTCCTACACGCAATCTTGAATTCCTCTGACCGGCCATTTATTCAAATGATAAAACAATACTTCTGGTTTATACTTGGCCTAGATGTGGTGTGTATGTTATATATATATAAAACAATTTATGTCAAGCAACAAGAGGCTGGGATGGGTAGCCAATCACTATTAGGGAAACTTACTGAGTTTCTGGAGAACCTAGTTGACACAAGTGTATATAAGGAACAAATAGAAATACTACCTAGCACAACAGTCACAAAAAATCCGGTGCCAATGACTACTACTCCTAATGGCGGAGCTCACTCTTCATCCAATCCATCATCCCAACAGTCATCCCAACAGTCATCCCAAACTTCAATACTAAAGCCTAGCACGCAAAATCCGGGTCGGAAATTAGTTGATTTTGATGAAACACAAGATGAAGTGCGGGAATATGAGCCAACACAACCTAGCATACAAATCGCCACTGAACCTGAACTCCCGCCTGATAACGATACATTAATAAGTATGATAACAACCCCATCTCCAAATACACAATCACATACAGCAAATCAGGCACTATCTACATCCATTGCGGCACAACCCGCTAACCAATTAGCGACACCAATAAGACAAATCCGTGCTCAACAACCTAGTACTGCAAATCAAGTCCCGGTTCAGCCGCCACATTTACTTGAACCAGTCGGCCAACAAATGGGAACACCATTGGCCCAAATCCGGCAACAAGTCCAACAACAACAGCAACCTCCTGGAACTATTCCACCCCCAGTTAGCGGTAAACTCTTACCGCCAGTCGCAACCAAGGTAAAACCAGGTGATGGTGCTATTAGGGATATTAAATATGACCCTAGCGAAATTTTGAAAGATATAACATATGAAACTCGATTACCTAGCGAACAATCCGTGCCACCAACATCACCATTGACGCAGGAAAACCTGAGTTCTGGTGGATTCCAAATGCTGACAGGGGGAGGACAAGATGATGACCGTTATAGCACTGTGAGTAAGGTTAGTGACCTAGGTAGTATGCTAGATTTTGATATGAAGGAATTTGAGAATAGTATATAGATAAAAAAGAAACCTAGATTAGGGCCAAAAATGCTGTGCTAGGACAATCTGTTAGTTAATCAGTACTGTCAAGTACCGTCAAGTACCTAATTTAAGACAAGGTGGCTTCGCCACCGACCATGACCACCCTATTCTGGTGACAATTAGGTATTTGACTAGTGGAAGTTAGTATGGCCTTAAATACCATACTAGGCGGTAATAACATCAACTACTTCAGGCCATATAGCACTGAACCTAGCTGGTTCTTTACCCTTAACAGAAACAGAATGGCTCCGGATTGCTCCAACCATGGATTTAAACAGAATGGAATTCTCACGCCGAGCAAGCCACTTTTCTTGTAGCTTTTCAAGTTGGTCCATCCGCGCAAATTTATGACTCATCCGGTCAAGTGGCGCTGTACCTACTGACATAATTTGTTTTTTCGCCTTTTCAGTAAGTTCAACCGCCCAAATAACTTGCAATTCGGGGAAATAAGCCTTAATGTTATAAACCATTTGAATGAATGGAGTGGGTGGCAAGTTGGTAATCAAGTCTAGGTATTCGGTAATGGGCCGCTTCTTTAGTAGCTCAAATACCGCCTTGAAAATATTCACACCAGTTGTAAGTACCGTTCCAGTAATACTCAAATGGTTCTGAAATCCATCCGCCAAATCTACAAACATGGTGAAACGTTGAGTTGGCGTTTGTGCGACGCGGAGCATAAAACCAATCTTATGCAGGATAATCCCAATAACACACATATGTATTTCATTGACATTATCGAGAATCGGGACTGCTAAATAATTACCGGTCATCATACCTTTCATAGCTATATCTTTGAAAATCATCGACAGACCCATATCACTGGTAGCCCATTCTTTCAGGGTTTCCACTCTAGGCAATCCAGCAGGTCCTGCAACATTAGAACGTAACTCCATAATATCAGCTAGGCGCATCGAACGTCTAAATCCGGTGAAATATGTAAATGTCATAAAGACCGATGTTTGCCCGTGTTTGAGTCGAATGATTTGCTGGGACCAATCAATATTATTGGAGAAAGACTCTGGTATAATAGATAATTCTGCATAATGCCAAACAACTTTGCATCGGTCAGGATCGGCCATCGCCGATAAATTCATGGTTGATAATTCATTTACCAAACCATCCAGTCCATCATTGGTAGTATCCATTCTTGTTGAATCCATTCTAGTTGTATCCATTCTTGTTGTTGTGGTTGCCATTCTAGGTAGGTATGTAGGTAGTTTAGGTATGTAGGTAGTTAGATAATATTAATTCTATATTTGAGCTAATAGAATGTATTTTTTATCCTAGCATAGCAACAACATAATTTAAAACAATTTTTTACTAGAATTAAGATGGACCGGACAAAATCTCGCCGGATAATAAAAGCCAGTACACAAAACATACGCAAAAACAAAAACAAATCTAGTACAAGAAAATGGCAGAATTTAGTGTCAGTTTTAAAAGGATGGGTCTAGTATTATTACTCATTGCAGTTATAGTCATCTACTTCCTGCTATACAACAAATGGGAACAATTTACTACGATGGGTGTTTTAGCTAGAGGTGCCGCAATGAGTAATAATGCCAAAAGGCAGCGTGAAGGTTTTACATCTGGTGCCGACACAGCAGCAAGTGTTCTTAAAGCAACTGATAGCCCGATGGGGTACCAAGGAATTGAAGACGGGAGCTACACAGTGGATACACTATCCGAGCAAATGCTAGGTTATATAAACCCTATCCTAGCACAGGTTCTCAATCAAATCAACACCAAAACTGGTGCAAGGTACTATCTCCGCAAGATTGACCGTGTAAATGTCGTCCCGATTGATAAGGGTTTCATAGGATGCGAAAATACAAATGGTCTAGGGTATGGCGGTGGGACGGCACTTAAATCGGCATGCCAATCAGTAGATGCAGCGACTAATGAACTACAATTAGGTGTCCGCTATACCGTTGATTTCTTCGCGCATGAACTCACAAATCAAGATACTCACCGATTCATAGTCGTTTTTATAGTAAATTCTAAGGGCGAAATCCAAATAGAACATTTCAATATTAGTAACTGTCAAATACAACCCGATACTACTTATTCAAATGGGTTCCCTAGCGCCACTGAACTTAACACCGACCCACTTGCTAAACCCGATAACCTTATTTTCACTGACCGAGCATTTTCCCGTTCTAGTAGTGGTAATAAGAGCATTATGGGTATTCCAACTGGTACTGCAGAATTCAGTTTATTCAAAGCGGAAGGAACCCCTGGTAAACAACCATCGCCACAGGGTTGGAATGATAGTGCACTCCTAGGACAAATATTTTTACCCGGGATGTTTCAATCTGATGCAATTCCACCTGGCGTGCCTAAGACTACTAATTTAGACGTAAGCCTAGAACAACAACCGCCGTTTAACCCTAATTGGCCGCAAAGGAAACATGGTCGTTGGTGGGACGAATTCGGGGTTGCTAATGTCGAAAATTGCAACAGTGACCGACGTGGTTTAGACCATGCAATTGATGTCCGACCTCCGCAAGTATATGATAACCCGACTGTTGTCAGGTCAGAAGGTAATGCTTATGAGAATGAAAATCATTGGTTATTCAACCGGGCAAGAGGCAGTCTACGCCAAGCTAGCCAGATTTAAATCTGGCGTTGCGACCGTGTTAGTGGACCAAGCTAGCCAGATTTAAATCTGGCGTTGCGACCGTGTTAGTGGACCAAGCTAGCCAGATTTAAATCTGGCGTTGCGACCGTGTTAGTGGACCAAGCTAGCCAGATTTAAATCTGGCGTTGCGATGGAACCTTTCGGTTCCCAAGCTTGCCAACGTTATTAAAATTTATATTTTGGTTTTTCAATATTTCTATGGTTCACCTAATACCCATATGCCTTCAAATTAGCACGCTTACCTTCTTCATAATCAATAAGTGGTGCTCTAGGATACTTACCTAACTCCTTTTTAATCTTCGGGTCAGATTCTGCTTCAGTGCCATATCCAGCACCATACTTATCCCACCGGTGAATATGCCTTGCAGGGACCGATGCCATTTCAGGTAGCCACTTCTTAATATACTCACAGTCCGGGTCATATTTAGCAGATTGTATCCATGGATTAAGAATCGTCTGGCTAATCGGGCGACTTTCAGTCCCACTAACCGCAGCATTAATTTGCCACCCAAAAGAATTCTGTGTCGGGTCATAATCATATAGAACACTCGCAAAATACTTCTCACCACGGCGCCAATCTACACCCAAAATCCGGCACAAATAATTGGCAGCTATCAACCGACCACGGTTATGCATATACCCGGTTGTCGCAATTTCACGCATACACGCATCCACCACTGGAACACCTGTTTGCCCTTTAACCCATGCTTTGAATAATTTATTTGCCTCTGCACCAGTACGCCACTTAATCCCATGATTTTCACTATTAGATTGCCATTTTGGATTCATCGCTCCCTTAGAATATATCTCCGGATGACTAGCACTCAGATTATAAAAGAAATCGCGCCATACTAATTGCCTTATCAAATCAGACCCATTGGCACCCAATTTATCATGTATCTCCCAATATACTTCCCGAATACTTACACACCCGAATTTATTAAACGGACTCAAATGTGTGGTCTTATATGCTAACAGGTCGCGATGTTCGGTATACCCGCGCCATTCCGCAATTCCTGTCAAAATATGTTTTCCTTGGCTCCGGCCGCCTTTTTCGGGTAAATGAGTGTTTTTTGTGCCGTCGTAGAATGCTGACAATTCACCAGAATACTCACTAACCCCTGCAAGACCACAATTAGCCAAACGGACATGTCCTCCATCAGGACGCGCGACACCATGCGCCAAAGTTGCGCGTAAAAATGGTGTAAATTTAGTATATGCGTGCCCACCGACCAATCTACCTTCCTTGTCAGATTTTGCCCCTGCTACCACTTTTCCGTATGGAACCAAAAGTATATCATCCTTAATTATCACTTCTCGTTCCCTATCACCGACAACCCTAGATAGTTTTTCATCCCTAGCCATAGAATAAGCCGTATAGTCCCGGTTCCAACTAACGGCACCAATATCTGGGTTAGCAACTAAGAGTTTGTCTAGGCATTCATATTCATCAGGTGTATAATAAATATGCAGTTTTGCCCTGCCACTACTCGCCTTCTTGATTTGCTCCTGTAAGTCTTCTAGACTTTCAACTAAGAACTGGACACAGTTATTGGATTTCAGTGGATTGGCTCTAATTTGCCGGTAGGTGAAAAAAAATACTAAGATGACACCATCAGTTGCGCGCCGACTGGCCTCTAATAGCGCAGTGTTATCAACGAGCCTATAATCGCGGCGAAATATATGTAATGCGTGCTTAATGGGCTTTTGTTTTTCAATAGATTGTTCTTCTGCTGCTTTCTCTTTAGGTACCGTCTCAGTAGCTGATGCTGGTGCAGCAGTGCTAGGATGTGTTTTTTTCAGGGAACTCATTTGTTATATAATATTGTGTATTTATTGTTATTAGCTGGTTTTATCTGAATTTATAAAGCGAATAGAAAAACAAAAAAGCCGATAGGCTGAAAGGAGCCTGAATCCTTATTCAGGCGGATCAAAGCCAATAGGCTGACAGGAGCCTGAATCCTTATTCAGGCGGATCAAACATCATTCCATTACATTCAGTTACCCCGAATAAAAGAACCCGACTGTTTTCTCGACGGATACGCTGTTCATGCCCTAGATATTCCGTGAGGCCCGGATAAGCATTACGGCTACGGGCATATGCTATTACATCCAAATCTTTGGCCCGGACATTACTGCTAGGTAATAAATCGCCTACAATACCAGGAACAGAATGTCCTCCAACTAGATTCTGCTTCCTAAGAGTAGTATCAATCAATGATAGTAATATGACTATATTCAAACTATCCGTTGTTAACCGGCAATTATACCTTGATAACATGGCATTAAATCGATTCAATAAATGCACCATATCTATACTATCCTCTTTGAATTTGAGGATTATTTCACGGGCAAATCCGGCAACTTGGTCGTCATATACACCATCAATTAGGCCGTCTAGGTTATCCAATAGAATATCTGTATCAAAAGTTTTGAATGCCTTAATTAAATCCCGGTTAAATTGGATATCTCGGGTAGCAAAACAAATGCCGTAATCATAAACTATTAATTGATAATCGCCATCTGCAGCAGTCCCCGTTCCACTAATCTGCCGGATTTTCCAGTTCTTGTGGTGCAAATCCCCATGACAGAAATTATCTACTAAAACCATCTGATACACCATTGCACCATAATTCAAGCAACATTTCAATTGGGTGAAATCCTGTATATCATCCAATGTTTGTCCGTCTACGAATTCGGTTATCAATGCACCGGTGTTGGATTCAATAACTAGTGGGAAATATATTAGCGGATTACCACGGAAATTTCGCCTGAAAACCTGGTTGTTGGCGGCTTCATTAGTAAAATCGGCCTGCATTGTCAAATTCGCGACGAAATCATTTATATCTATGTGGAGTGCAAGCCAGTCTTTGAGTAATTTGATTTTCTGGGCCTGGGTAATTAAAGAGAATAACCTAGACTTAACCCGGACTTGGCAATCAACGTCGGGGTGTTTAATCTTAATTGCTACATCGGTTATCTCATCTAGGTCACCATAACATGCAGGACATTGGCCGGTATGTGTTGCTTTGACCCGGTCATTACACACGGGACACTTATATACTGGAACCTGGAGCCTGGCACGATATACTTGACCCACACTACCACTTGCTATTGGCTGTAATGTTTCAGGTACTATAACATCATTGATTTCACGGCCAAATTCCACCCGGAATATTCGTTCTGTTTCCTCTTGTGAATGATAAGGGCAATTATCAAAAATATCGTCAAAATACTCTACCAGATATTGTATTCTCCGGGATTGTTCGCTGCGCAATCTACTAATAATCCATTGCGCGAATTTGATATAAATAAATCCACCTTCCAATACCATCCTTTTGATTTCCTTGCATTTAGATTCTAATGCAGTATCGTTGTTTTTAGAAGAAGCATAATTAACAGGGTTCTTGAATTCATCTAACTTCTTATAAATTTGGTAAAGCTTGTATAACTCATATATCTCGGATAGCATTTTGTAGGTACAGTCTAAAAGTTATGAGAATAACTCTGCGGTAATTTCTTAACTTAATATTATTAAAAACTAAGTAAATAAAATTACACTAGCAAACCGCGCATCATAAAAGAAATAATCTAGTTTTACACTCTAGACTAATTCAAGCCAATCTAATATATTATCATGTCATCCGGAGAAAAAACCCTAACCAACTTAGTGAAGGAAACAGTCTTCTACTATGTGAAATATTATTATGATAAATATCTCACCGAACATCAACTCACAATTATGGATGACTCACATATTGATAGTTTTATCCAAACTAATTATACTGACCGGGAAAAGGATTTACGCGATTATGTGCGTAAAAGTCTGAAAAAGAACCTAGGTGATGGATATAACAATTTGGCCGTTGAGAATATTCTACTAGAAATCTTCAAGGACCCTGCTATGGCAAAGGAGCGTATCCGCATTGAAATAGTAGATTACCAGTATCATAATCATAACCATTCTACTACCGCCTAGTATGGTATTTAAGACCATACTAACCTCTACTAGTCAAGTACAATATTTAAGGCCAGAAAATTGTTTTTTATTAATTTAACTCAATAGTGATTTAAAATATTACCAATCACATACTAATAATACCCTACCCAAACCCAATATATTATGAGCCTAGCACTAGCAACTATGTGCCTCACAAATAGTATTACTCTATCCGCATCATCTGCTGAAACCCAACAATCCATAAAAAAATATTATAAATTATCACCATATCCAATTAGTGTCCTAGCTGCACTAGGTGAGTTATCACTTGGTTTGCCACTTGACCGGATTAAAATTGGGTTGCAATCTGGTTCTTCATTCTGGGAAATTATTCACCCATCCCGCTTATCCGGATTTCCAATCCGGGTTCGCACAAGTATGAAATACTGGTTCGCCGGACACACACCTAGTATTATTAACCGGTGTTTTATCTACCTTCCCGGGATAGCATTTCTTAACACCGGGTACTCTAATCATATAGAACCTTGGATTTGTTGGGCTGGTGGATGTCCTAAACCTATTAGTCAAATACTTGTAAAACCAATTGTAGTTAGCGCGGCAATTAGTCCGTATGTCTCCTTGTTTGAAGGTTTGAAACTGGCACAACAGCTAGGACATCAAAAAGTATATCCCCAAGAAATCAATAAGTTTATTAACAAGATTATTAATACTGCGACACACAATTATCCTAGCCCCACTAGTCAAGCACCAACAACCCAACAACCATCAACCTATCAAATAATCCGTGGGGTTATTAATAGTGGCAGACCTGGAATTCTGTTTGCCAGTTTCTTGCCGACTTTTGCGCGGGAAACTGCATTTATTAGCGGGATGTGTGCCATTCAACCCCAAATTACGGATTATCTACTCACGGCCAATACAGGTGTTAGTGGCGCACTATTTTCACCAATGATGAGTAGTACTAATACCACAGCATTACTGTCATCCGAAACCGCCCGTGTAGTAGGAAGTCTGGCCGCTAGTTTCATATGCCAAACCATTAGCCAGCCATTTGACGTACTCAAGACCCGCCGGGAATGTAACCCGGGTGCAAAATGGTCGGTGGTATTCGCAAGTATCCAAGAAGATATTAAAAATAAAGGCACCCGAAGGTCCTTATTCTCTGGATGGATACCAAGGTGTCTGCGCGGGGTATGGACTTTCTATTCAGTCAGTGTTATTAGGGATTGGTTATCTTAACAGAGTTTGTCTTAGAAATCATATTGGATTATAAGTGTAACCGGTGTGCCATCCACTAGTCGGAGCTCCATTTTTTCGGGATTCGGTGAACCCACAAACCGGCGATATCTAAATTTCCGCTCATGAGTTAATGGGTTATAATCGAAGCTAGGGATTAGTTTCTGAAAAATCTTGTTATACAGACCAGCATTATTTAATTCATTGGTAATTAATTCTTTGAGTATTGGATTAGTTTCGACAGGCACCACACGAATACATCCACCACCAACAGATACCCGGACAGTAGTAATTGGAACACTGACCCTTAACCTATCTAGTGGCGACAGTGTGAGTATATCATCTGGCACTTGCGGTTTTACTTCCTCTTCAAAAACATCCGGGAAATCTTCAACATGATATTCGTCCATTATTTATTTACACGTGTATCTTTTTATTATTCCATAAAGAATAGCATGGGCTTAAATTTATTTTTGGCTTAGTGGTTTTGTGGCGTGAGGTTGTGCTAGGTTATCAAAATTAGACAGTAATTCATAAAGTGTGTTATCCTCCGTGGATAAATATAATAGTTCTGTACGCATATGCGGGTTAATACGATAAACTAAACACCGACGAGGTTTATGTGAATTAATTCGATGATTGACTATGGTAATTAGATATCGACGGATATACATATCTAAACCCGCTTTGAGTAACTGGGTGAGTAAATCAGTGGGTAATTCAGGATTGGTGGATAGTGGGCGTAATTCATATCCTAGAATACCTTGCCATTGCTGTAGGATAAGGTTAACTGGAATCGTTTTAATTAGTTTGTTGGATTTTGAAACCTTTTTGCGAAGGTGCTTTTTATTTATTTTATTAGATTATTCTGAAAGGTCAAATAGCTAATATTAAAAATACCAACAAATAACAACAAAAAATAACACAACAAATAACACACCAAATAACAAAAACAAAAAATAATTAAATGGTAACTAAATGATGATTACAAATTATGTCAATTGGTCTTGTTCTTGACAACGCTTTCCCAGCCATGTCATGAACTTAGAATAACCATCCGCACCCCGGCCACTAAAGTAAATTGCTTGTTCGATAATTTCACTAGTTGGAATTTGGAATTCACTAGGCAGTGAATGGAATTCACTAGGCAGTGAATGGAATTCACTAGGCAGCGAATGGAATTCACTAGGCAGCCCCTCTAGGTTGGTCGATGGAATGGGTTTCTTGAAATAATACTGGATGATATCAAATAGGGTCTCTTGACCGATATAGCCGAAATAAACCGGTGTCAAACGACCAGGCCGGAACAGGGCAGGGCATTCTTTTTTAATTTTATCAAAATGATTAGTCATCGCAAAGATAAGCCTACCATTAACATCTACAACCCCCTGGAAAATTTCCAATAAGTCCTTAATAGTAAGTAGTTGGCTTGCTGAAGCATTACTAGGGTCGGTTGTAGATGCATCACCTTCAGACTGGATAGTTAAATTATCTTCCTCACATTCACTATCGCTTCCCGAGTTAGTTTTGCGGCTACCAGACTTGGATTTGCCGGCACTAATACCTAGCAATGAAGCTAGGCCATTACCTGCAGACATAGCTTTTAGCTTGCCTTCAAACAAGCGTTTTTCCTTATCTTGTGTCGCAATTAGGAATTCAATAGTACGGTCAAATTCATCGAATACATATACTAGTCGGCTAGGGTTAATCATATGCCCGTTGCTAAAACAGATATTAATATACCCATGCATGAGCTTGTCAATAATATATCGGTTAGGATATTTAGTCAGGTCCATACTAATTATATCCCGGCGCAGGCACATGGCAACCCGATAAGCAAATGATGATTTACCAGTACCCGGCGGACCATGCAGCAACAAATTCAATTTGGGCGTTTGTCCGTATTTGCGATAATAATCTTTGTTCTGGTCGATTTCCTTGATTAGCGACCACAAACGGTCTTTTTCTGTGTGGAAATGAGTATTCATATAAATGGGTTCCAATTCCGTCAATGTACGGTTCCGGCCTTGATAAGTTGTATATTCTACGATTGAAATCTGCATATTTTTCTTTTTGGGATTCTGATTAGCATGTATCTTATAATTTACCAATTTTAAAAAGGGGGCTTCACGATTACGTTGGAGATTATCATTATCCAAAATAGTATCAAGGTTATCAAACATACTCGGATTAACAGATGCCTTCAAAATATTTAATTTGCAAGAATAAACAGGTAAACGGACAGATGAATACCTAGATGCTGATTGATTGGTTGTTTCTTCATAATTACTATTAGTCCTAGAGGTGGATGATGGATTCCGGTCACACGAAATATACCTCAAATGTGTAGTGAGATATCCAGTACCGAAAAGTGTATCCCGGAAATAAAGTGTTTGCCCGGGTTTCATATGTATATTGGTAAATTCATTTGTGATTTCCAATGAGTTATATACTAGCAAATTTGCATCAGCATTAATCATAGATGGGAACCGGTTAAACTTGTCCTTATTCAGTGTAATATACGTAATAATTTTTTCTACCGATGATGTACGGTTGAGTTCTATGACAATGAATTGGTTGAACCACCACTTATAAATTATCCATCCTCCAATGACTAATAGTGCACCCCAACATAAAGTTGCAGTACTAGGTAGTAATCCAGATAATCCAAACAAATTTGTAGCCCCACCGTTAATTTGAATTTGAACCCATCCCAACAAATTATAATTTGTTGTTATATAACCTAGCATAGCTGCTACCAGAGGAACCACAGCTGCTAGATGATAAGTTGATAGTCCCATTTTGGATATGAAGACTTGAGCGATAAGTGTAGCTAGGATATCTAGTGTATTCATCGTCAAGAAAACTTATGATTTGTAATAATTAGTTTATGTTGACTCCACATAGACACTAAAAATAAAACAATTTTTTGTTAGGTATAGGAATAAATATTCATGTATCCTGCGAATTTGTTGCGTCGTCATCCATACCGTCTAGTATGGTATTTAAGACCATACTAAACTCCAATAGTCAAGTACCTATTTGCCACCCGAATAGGGTGGTTCTGGTCGGTAACTTCGCCACCTTGTCTTAAATTAGGTACTTGACGGTACCCCATATCCATTTCGGGGATGTTTCTACCGCCTAGTATGGTATTTAAGACAAGGTGGCTTTGCCACCGACCGGGACCATATTAACATCTACTAGTTAAGTACCTATTTACCACCCGAATAGAGTGGTCATGGTCGGTGGCGAAGCCACCTTGTCTTAAATTAGGTACTTCACGGTATTTATTAATATCTTAGGACAGAATTAAAAAACCACACAAAAAAAATAATTAATATTGCCCGAACAGTTCAATCCTGATTAGGCCGAACAAGCCAAGCATTCTTCAGGTTCTGGACCTAGTGATTGATATTGCACTGAAACCATTGGTATGGCTTGTGCTTGTTGTTGTTCTAGGATGACTTGATTGTGCCTGCTAGGTGAAAGTGTCAAATTTGCGTTCTGAACTCCTGTCGTAGGTTGTGTAGTGTTATTAGTTCCAGAATTATTATTAGTATTAAATTTGGCTAAATCAACACTGAATTTGGCGCCCTGGACTTTGGCCTGAGTACGTAAATAGTAAATGCCGGTTTTCAACCCAGATTTCCAAGCGTGGAAATGCATAGCATTAATCTTACGTTGAGTAGGGTCACGCATAAATAGATTCATACTCTGTGTTTGACAAATATAGGGGCTACGGGCTACTGCATGGTCGATAACCGATTTCTGCTTAATTTCCCAGACCGTCTTATAAAGCGCGCGGATATGTTCAGGGATATCCAAGAGTTCCTGGATACTACCACCTGCCATAATAATCCGGTCTTTCATTTCTTGCGACCACAACCCCAAATCAATAAGGTCCTGGATGAGATACTTATTAATAATAGTGAATAGGCCGGCTAGTGTTTGCCGGGTATAAATATTATTAGTATATGGCTCAATACATTCATTATTACCAAGAATTTGGCTAGTACTGGCCGTCGGCATCATTGCTATCATAAGTGAATTCCTGAGGCCATGTGTTTTAATTGCTTTTTTAAGTTCCGACCATTCTGCAGCAAGTTCAGCACTAGGTTCTACGCCCCATAGGTCAAATTGCAGCTGACCGTTAGCAGCAGGTGAGCCTACAAATGACGAATATGCACCAGCTAGGGACATAGGAAGTTTATCCACTTCCTCCGGGATAATATAATACTTTTTGGGGTATTCGGCGATGATTTGTTCATCTTCCGGTGTACGTTCTGCGTGTGGTTTCTTGCTTGCGCGCCTGTATTCTTGAAGGATTGTCTTGCGTTTTCTGGCTAGATCCATACTTGCTTGACATGCGGACAAATACATATGTTCGGCAATTTTTGCACTAAGTGCGACGGCTTCAGTTGATTCGAATGGCATACGGAGTTGGGCGAAAACATCAGCTAGGCCTTGTACGCCTACACCAATAGGACGATGACGGCGATTGCTACGTTCAGTCTCAGGAAGCGGGTAATAGTTATAATCAATTACCTTATTCAAGTTCCGGGTAGCCATCTTTGTAATTTCACGGAGTTTCTTGAAGTTGAATTGTGGTTTAACAAATTCTAGTAGGTCATTATAACCACCAACTCGTTGTTCGCCCATGAAAATCTGTGGTACTGTGGAAATCCTAGACCCCGGTGGCATCATACATGCACCAGTTACTGGATCACATTCCAGTTTTCCTGCAGCTTTAAGTGCCTCAGAATTAGTGGTATTCAAATCCATAAAGAATTCTTTGCGCCGGGAATCATCATCTAGATTAATCTCTTCATACTTATAACCTAGTCGTCCTAGAAGCGCTTTGGCTAGGTCGCAATACCGGCACCCCGATTTACTGTAAACCTTAAACGACTCAGTGAATATAGGCCGTTCCAGAAATTTAGGTAGAGCAACACTGAGAAGATTACACACAGCAATTTCATCTTTGCTGGTATACTCTACGATTTCATTGCAGAGATTGGATGATTTGATAGTCCCCAAATTCTTTTGATTGCTCTTAGTATTCACAGCATCCTTATAAGTAATATATGGCATACCTGTTTCAATCTGGCTATCAATAATGGTTTTCCAGAGTTCTTGTGCGCTGACTTGCTTACGTCCACGGCCCTCACTTTCATAGCGCTCATAGAGTTCCTTGAATTCGGCACCATATACATCAGACAGACCAGGACATTCATCAGGGCACATCAGAGTCCAATGTTGGTCGGCCTCTACACGCTGCATGAATAGGTCAGGCATCCAAAGTGCATAGAACAGGTCACGGGCCCGAAGTTTCTCATCACCAGTATTACGACGCAGAAGCAGGAAGTCCTCAATATCCGCGTGCCAGGGTTCTAGATAAATGGCGAAACTGCCCTTACGTTTATTGCCACCCTGATCTACATAACAGGCCGTTTCATTAAAATTCTTAAGCATAGGTACTATGCCACGGCTATCGCCATTAGTGCCACGGATATACGAACCCTTTGCCCGGATATTATGAATACTAACGCCAATACCACCTGCCAATTTACTAATAATAGCTGTTTGCTTCAGTGTTTCATAAATACCTTCAATACTGTCATCTTGAACGACCAACAGGAAACAACTGGCAGCTTGTTCGCGTTGAGTACCCATATTAAATAGTGTAGGTGTAGCATGTGTGAAATAGCCTTCACTCATTTCATGATAGGATTTAATGGCTTCCTTAATGTCATCCCGGTGGATAGCCAGACTAACTCGCATAAACATATGTTGTGGGCGTTCGACTACCCTAGAGCCAACTTTAAGTAGATAAGCACGTTCTAGGGTTTTAAAACCGAAATAATCAAAGTTATAATCCCTATCATAATTAATACTGGAATTAATCTTGTCTTTATTTGCCATGACTAGGTCATAAAACCCTTTATTTACAAGGGGACATGGCTTACCTAGCACATCTTTGTTTTCCCAGAGTTGTTGAACGGTTTCACTAAATGAGCTACTTGTAAACTTATGGTGATTACTAATAATAATTCGTCCTGCTAGGAGCCCATAATCAGGGTGCAATGTCATCTTGTTGGCACAAGTGTCAGCAGCCAGTTCATCAATTTCACGCGTAGCGATTCCATTGTAAATCTTACTAATAATAGTTTGTGCCAGTTCATGGTTATGTACTGATAGACCCGCACTTAATTTTTTAAGACGCTTAGTAATCTTGTCGAAACTGATTTCTTCCCTTTCTCCATTTCTTTTGCATACATAAAATGTAGATTGGTCGTCATTAGTCGAATTCATGTCGTCGTCTGATTTAGGAACAGGAGTACTTGTGTGTTGTTGTAATATATTTACTGATTTATTCATGTCTGCAAAACGATTTTTATGCTGTTTTTTAGATGAGCGGTGTTTATTTGATTATCAGCTCACGCTTTGTTAATAATTTTAGATGTTCTGTTATTTTAAATCCTGCAAAATTATTTTGGGATTCTAGGCACACCCAGTAATTAGTATTAGTTCATTTATTAGTAAATAATGACTAACAGATGTAAAAAATGACATAGATAAAAATAAATTGAATGCATGGTTGAGCGTGTTAACTAACATATGGGCTTGTAACCAATGTATGTTTAATGAATAATAATAATACACCTGAACCAAATACTATCAAATTGGTCTTTAGTACATGGTATTTATCAGTACCAATGTATTCAGCAATTATATAATCATATACGTACCATAAACTAGCCCAAAGTACTAGAAAAATAAGCAAATCTGCAAATTCATATGCAAAATAAAATAACCTTTTTGTGAATGACATTATTTATTATACTTGCAAGTTTTATATTTAATTCAGCTTTTTATCTGGTTGTGTTTTTGCACGTTTCTCAGCCGCAATTTTACGGGCTTCATTAATATCAGATATTTGTAAGTATACCCATTCTACACCCTGCCGGCAATATATATAAATATCATTACATAGCTCATTTGCAGTAGCACGTTTCAGTAGTGTGGAGTTAGAATTAGAGTTAGATTTACTTGTAGTGCGTTTGCCCGCTGCATGATTAATTTGTTGAGGTACTGATTCACGGACACGTGTCAGGTCTTTACACGCACTCTTATAGTAATTCATCGCATTCAAAATATCAGCTTCACCTGGATTAGGATTAGCATCTGATGGTTCTTTAGTGACAAGTTCTGTTGTGTAAATTTTGCAGCGGATTTCTGTGATTAGATTTGTCAGCTGGTCGGATTTGAAGAATTGAGCGTATTGTCCGATACGTTCAATTACTGGATAGGTTGCTGAAATGGCATCTACATCTAATACAATTTGCCATGGATGAATGCGTTCCATTGTAAAATTCATCTCGGAATATGACTTATGAAAATCAGATGCTACACCTGTATCTGATACCATTGATGGGTGTAAGTGCCAATTGTCGACCCATAGAACAACTGGCGCACGTTTCCAAAGATCGCGGCGACCGGTCATATGACGCACGTCAGAATACTTAAATGCCAAACCACAACATCCTAAATTATTACCGATAGTTGCATCTACAAGCCGTTCCAATGCCTGCCAAATTGAGTCATTATTTACCAGGTCCTTGACTGCTGATTTATTAAATTCTAGAACAATGAATTTATATCGTTGCATGTATTCAATATATTTCTCATTGTGATTTTGCAAAGTAATAATCGCTGATTCGATGTCGGCAACTGAACTAATTAGAATATGGTTCGCAGCTACTTCATAACGGACAGTGGTTTCAGTTCCATCATTATTTTGGCTCACTGGATTAATTTTATCAAAAGTACCACATGATGAATTAGTTTCCCAACCTAGCACCACATTAGAATCATAAATTACCCGACCACCGGTTTCCTTATTCCATTGTTCCATATTTGCCGGTGAAATATTTTTGCAACTAGTATGAATAAGTGGTACTGGAACGCGTTTTTTAGCAAGAATATGAGTAATTTGGCTTGCAGTTAGATTAATAGGATTTTCAATTGATAGAATAAGATTACTAGGCGTCTGTTGTTGCAGGGCAATCCAATATGGAAACTTTGATGCAAAATAGAGTGCACGATTGGTTTCCCATTCTGGTGCCTGTTTAGTGGTATTCTTTTCTCGTAGTATTCGAATCATCTCCTTATATTGCGCCTCTTGGAAAAATTTAATGCGTTCCCAATCATAAGCTGTTACTGTTTTGTCTTTAACAAGTTGCATAAATATATCACTTGTTGTGAAAAGTGAATGAACCGGGATATCTTTGTATTCATATGTGATATGTTCTACACCTCCCTCTTCACGATTAAATAGCGCCCAGACCGCAACTACTTCCGCACCACGGTTTTTGAGTTTCTGGATAGTCTTAATTACACTCGCACCTGTGGTAATAACATCCTCGACTAGAATGACACGGTCGTCAATACCTAACCGGCCTTCAATTAGCTTTTTAGTCCCATGTTGTTTTGGTTGGTCGCGGACTAGAACACTTGCTTTATTCATCCTAGCTGCCAGCTGACTGGCAAACGGTACTGCACCAACCGGGACACTTGCAAATTTATCAAATTCTAGTGTTGTTGCTGAAATCCGGTCAGCAAGCTTTTCAATAACATCATTCATCAGATTGGGAAATGCCAGTAGTCCGCGCATATCCATATAATATGGCGACCGCTTACCTGAGCTCAGTTCGGTTTCTTTGAGTTCGACTATTTTATTCTTATGAAATTGTTGCGCCACTTCTTTCGATGTAAGTAATGGTGTTGTCATTCTAGGACAATATTTAGTAATGTTGTTTTGATAGGTATAATAATTGTAATACAAAGTTTTGATAAAAAGTATCTGAACGATTTTTTAAGTTGAATATTATACCGTTAAGCACATAATTTAATACCGTCAAGTACCTATTTGCCACACGAATAGGATGGTCTTAAATAAGATACTTGACTAGTAGAGGTTAGTATGGTCTTAAATACCATACTAGACGGTACCAGGACCACACTATTCGGGTGGCAAATAGGTGCTTAACTTGTAGAGGTTAGTATGGTCTTAAATACCATACTAGGCGGGTAATATTAGTTCTTCGCTTATTGCCATAAGACTATCAGCAACTCTTGCATCTTCCTTTTGTTGTCTATCTACTGGTATCGGTGGATGTTGGAAATAACTAGCATACACCACCGGGTTGTCATTTGCCTCTCTAACTAGTTCAACTGCATGCTTCACGGCTTCCCATTGATGATTAGGATTATCTAATGTCGGAATATGAATAAACGACCTAGCATCAAATATATCAGTTATATATGGATCACCCCAATAAATAGGTATAACACCTGCTTCGAATGCATTTGTTATTTTTTCAGTATGATAATGCGGCAGGGATTGGTTCTCGAATGTAATCATAAACCTGAATTGGCTCAGATACTTAATATGGTCGGTGTGATTCATACGGTCCGGTGGCCTTGCATCTCCCACACCTAGGTTATTCCTAAAGCCACCTGCTGATACTACCCTACCTACTCGCGATAAAAGCATAAACGTATCATTACGAAGTTTACACGCCGGATTACTAACCATGAATAAACAGAATTTACGGTCGCCATCACCCAATCCAACTGGATTATTCTTTTCCCAAGAAAGCATCATATCCGCATATGGGGTTACATTCATAGGCTGTAATAAATAGTTCCTGATATCCGCAAGATTTTCTAGTGCTAGGACTCCTTCTGTCAGCAGCCTATTAACTTTATATTCAATCGCATCTAACTCCTGAAGACGAAGTTGAATATACCTAGTTCCAGGTCTATTAGTAGTACTAATCTGCACACTCATCTGTGGTTGCATATCCAATACGTAACGTTGACTAGTATTATCCTCTGATGGCATAAATCGGACTACTACATCGGCATGTTCTTCGTCCATAATATATTCGCCAGAATAGAAAATCCGCTTGCCAGTTTGCCATATTTTTGTGTCAGCCGGGCGATTACCAAACATAGAATAAACATGAATTAGATTATTTTCCGTATCAGCACTGTCGGCTGAATTTAACCATTTGAATATGGGGATTTCGTCTGAGCCTAGCCATATATAACTGAATCGGAGCGGCATTGTATTAATTATGTTCTATGTCAAGTATATTGTATATGTATATGTATATGTATATGTATATGTATTTGACATATAATTAACTATCTAGGGCTTAAATTAAGTTAAAACCACTGACATGACTAAGTAATTAATACAAACTATTACATCAAGAAAATTAATTATGTCAACCGAACAAACACCTACAAATCCAACTCACATAATCATATTACCATACCGGGACCGGCAATCCGAGATGGATGAATTCAACAGAGTAATGCCAGAGTATTTTAATCAGGATATTTGTAACCGACAGGGTGGCAGGTGGGAAATATGGTACATCGAACAATCAGACCAAAAACTATTCAATAGGGGTGCACTACTTAATATTGGCGTCCTAGAAGTCCAACGCAGATTTGGCACAGAAAGAGCACAGGATATTACCCTAGTTTTCCATGACGTTGATGTTACCATCCGCGAACCAGGACTAATTCGTTATGAATGCCAACCAGGTGAAGTCAGGCATCCATATGGCGAAATTGACGCCAGAAAGGGTCCTATACTTGGGTGTTTCTGTATTATGCGGTTAGGTGATTTCCTACGTGTCGGCGGATTCCCAAATTATTACGGATGGGGTTTGGAAGACGTGGCTCTAGGACATCGTTGTCTAGCACACCAAATTAAAATTAATGAATCCGGGCTAATTCCAAGGTATTCACACACTGGAATCCATGACCCGATTAGTCATAGCACACCCGAAAAACTCAGGTTTATCAGGGCTTGTCATTCACGGAACCTAGCACAATTCAAAACAGAAAATCAAGCATCGCCCCGTGATACACCATCTAGGATTAAATATCAAATCACGCATGAAGAACAACTTACGTCAAATATTCAACCAGGAGCCCAATCAAAAATAAAACTAATGAAAACCGCTTTTCAAATTCTTTAGGAATACCTCAGTACAGTAGGCATTCCACCCATCCTACGGAAAAATTGTTTTTTGAGGTAATTCAATAACCTTTTACTACAACCCACTAAACATAACGCATAACCTAGCGCAACAGCATCAAGAATGTCTATTATTAAATCGGCGACCCGTATCAGCAACCTAGCATATCTAGGACAAGAAATCAACCATTTATTTGCTAAATACGGACATCATATGGCACTTAAAATATGCAGTCCGATACTAATGCAATATTACCAACAAATGGACTATGATTGGCGTGAATGGCAAGCTGCTTACCAGGGAGCTACACCATCGAGTAATTATATAAAAAACCATGTCCCTATCAATCAAATCATCCCGGCACCTGGAGCACCTCTAGGATACCGTTTTCGTACATGTGGTGAAAATCTATACCCATTTGACATGTATGTAATTACGTGGCAACCCGGTCAGAAATCTCCAGTACATTATCATCCGGTGTATGGTTGTTCTCTCCTAACCCTACAAGGCCAATTACAAGAAAAAATATTTGTGATGAATAAAAAAAATAAAGAATTGCGCGTAAATGGCTGTCGGATTATTAGACAGGGGCAATCGAGTTATATTGATAATATAATTGGTGCACATCAGATTTGTAATCCATATGACGTACCAGCAGTATCATTACATATATATGCACCTAAAGGCTCACAATTCCGTAATATTACTCATCCCACAGATACTAATTATACATAACATAGGCTATCAGCCCGAATTTACTATTTTCTATTTGTCATTGCCAATTCTATTGCCAATTCTATTGCCAATTCCATTGCCAATTCTATTTTTTTTTAGAGATTTGAATTACATCAAAACAAAAATTGTTTTCAATAGTCCTAGCATTACCAATTAATTATCTAGTAGCACTAAAACTATTCTAATATGAATCCAATTATTCTGAATAAGAAATTTGCCAACCCGGACTTAAATGGTCTGCAGCGTTACAAATCACTGGCATGGGACAACTATTTACTCATTACATTTGAAAAACATATTCGGCCAACAACAAATGACCGGGAATACATATTATTCAAATTTGATGGATACTATTACCACCAAGTATGGCAAGGTTTTATCCCTGAATTTACATATATCAATTCTATTAGCATTAGGGGTGTCATTCAATCACCAGATGGCAAGTCATATACAATCATTGGGACCGATAATTGTGTCTTCGTGTTGAAAGGAAATAAGTGCAGCCCACTGCTGGAAGGGGCCAGATTTGCAGGTCTAGGTTACATTTACTACTCGCCTAGTACCCGCAAGTACTATGGTGTAATAGGTAAGCATGTGGGAGCAACACGGGATTACCCACGCATGCTGACTTTTGCAGAAATTAGTCTCAACTTTACAAAATCAGGTAGTTTGCCAGCAAGTCCATCTGATATCCGACAAGTAATCACACGGATCATTTCATTCAATCAGTTATCGGGCAAGACCAGCGCCAAAGCATTTGTTAATATGATAGCGCCTGATATGCTAATCGCTCAATTTTACCTCACACAAAGTGTTGCTGTCTGTTATACAAATCCAGATATCGCATGGAAACATACACTTAAACCTGGCGACGAAATTACCCAACCATTACATTTTAATTTGCAGCAGTGTGCTATCCGGCAATTACCATCCCTTGATTCAAGCAAATTACTGTCAATCAATCCATTAAATCCTTGTGAAATGCTTTACTTACATAGTAATGTTAGGTATTCTGAAATTGTACTTCTAATCGCAAGTCCGAACAGAATTAAATTAGAAAAAACAATCAAAGTACCATTAAACAAAGACACCATTTCGTACAGTTACTGTATTTTCAATAATAAATCAACCGGAAAGATGTATCATTGGTCTTATGATACTAGGGAAATTAGACAACTTAGTATTCGAGCAAATAGTAAAGATACATTTCAATCACACATATCTAACGTGGTATATAACACTGGAACCAGATTTGTTGCACTGCGTCCGGTAGATATTCTTGACCGATTAGCATCATCTGGCTACATACTACCATTACCGGTATCCGGGTTGATTTCGAAGTTCTTGCGGGCTAAATACAATACCGTAGACACTCTATTATAAGCCCACCCTCCGGGATGGGCTTCTGAGTGGCTAGGACCTGGTGTATCACTTGAATTGGAGCCCACCATGGGTGGGCTTATAATTCAATGTGGACGGTATGATATCGTAGACGCTTGTCATTCAGACTATTCACTTTATTTTTTACGATTTGGCAAAATTAAACACATCGAAACCATATTTATATAAACCATCGACAGATAACTCACTAAAAATAACACAAAACAAACCGGAATAAACATTAAATATGGACCCATACGTCCTAGCACTGCAATTATATTTATTTAACAAAGCGTGTGGTGGATTACCACTCCGGATAGCCGAGCAAGTAGTGGTTACTAGTGTTGTTAATGCCACATGTTGGACTGCCCGAACAATTGGTTCAGGTGTTATGTGGCTGGCCCGACCAGCTACACAAGTGCAACCACACACACAAAAAAGTACCACACTGGATATATTCAAAGACCAACATCTAGGACATCATCCTAATCCGGAAAGAGAAGTAGACACATCATCAAAAGACTTAGACTTAGATTTAGAATTCGAAATAATTACACAAGAACAGATAAACGAATTAGAAAAATAATAACGACAAGTATGGCACCGCCTAGTATGGTATTTAAGACCATACTAACCTCTACTTGTTAAGTACATTATTTAAGGGCACCTAAATAGGGTGGTCTTAAATTAGGTACTTAACGGTATCTTCAAGTACCAGACAGCACACACAACCAGTAGCAAAATTATACATTCATTGCTTTATTAAGTGGTGAGATGTCGCCTTCCCGAGTGTTAATCTTGAAAAGCAAATGAGTCTGTAAATTAATATTAATCAATTTGGAATCAGTTTGGACCCATGGATTTGATGACACCAGATTGGAATAATATGTACTAGGATTAACACCTGTATTAGTAGCATTCAAATCACCTGGCGGTGCAATATAAATATTAGTAGTATAGCCTTGGTTCACTGCAGCTATATTAGGAACAGCTACATTGCAATAATCAGTATTAAGAATATAATGCCCCGATTCACGGTTCATAAAATCATTGAATCTACCATTATAAACTGATAATGAAGCATTACAATCAAAGCCTTGAATACGAATTAAATCCCCCAATCGGAACATTTTATTACTAAATGCACTTTCAGTTTGGATACGGATATATTGTCTATCAGCACGTACTGTCGAAGCATCCCCTGGATATCCGACAGCTTTACTATATTCCAATCCAGTTGTTACATTTGACAAGTTAGAAGTAGCAACTTGTGCAATCTTAAGCACATCTGAATCAGTGTAGAGATTTTCACCGGCCGGAGTAGTCAAATTTATAGTCATGTGTGGCAAACTAGCCAATGGTTGATTAAAGAATACTTTTTTCTCGAAATATGCAGGAGTATACTTATAGAATGTCTTACGATATTCGCGATAGAACTGGGTCTTAGGTGCGGACTGTACTATTGAGTCTGTTGCACCACTAATATAATCCAAACTGAGAACGCTACTATCATGTTGTTTATCGAATACTAAGACGCTAAATGCCCGGTCATTATGGCTATTTGTCCCACGGAATACATCACTGAATTCCTGAATCTGGAGTAAAAGATACGGGAAATTGAGAATGTCAATATAAATACGAGTGTCAAATGGGATATTAACACAGTCCTGAGGTATGAGTGCATTAACTAATTCAACACTGGTTACATTGCGGTATAAGTCCTGAATGCCTGCACCTGTATATGATGAATTTGGACGGAAATTAACGCGAAAATGATATCGGGTTTCATCAGTATTAAACCAATCCCTATCCAGTGAATTAATTACAATATAATTTGTACGTTCTGCATATTTGGGTTGGATGTCCCGTTGCATAGCTAGGATCTTTTCAATCAGTTGATTATCAGCTAATGAATTGAGTGGGGGTTGTGCCAATGCACGGACATCATTTGTGCCAATAGTTCCTTCAGTCATACTTGCAACCAATTTCTGTTCGCCGGCTGAACTTAATCTATATAAATCTGTAGGGTTGCGGAGTTCGGATTGTTGATTAAATGTCTGTGCCCTGGTATTATTTACGGGTATTTCAGATGATTGTTCGCCACGTTTTTGCGCCATCCGATTCAAGTCAAAACTATCTGTCACACCACTCAGGTAACGTCTACTACTATTGTCATTTCCAGAACCACCCATAGATGGCTCAACTGAATTAGTATTTACGAAGAGACTGGATTGACGTTCTGCTTCTAGGGCTTTAACACGGTCACTAACCGATGCAGATGATTGTAAATCCATTATATTCTGATAAAGTGGTAAATCAGCACCAGGTTCGTGCATGAGTAAGTGGGATACTTCATCATCAATGTTAAATGGTAATAACCCGACACCTGGATGACCTGCACCAGTTAGACTACTTTGCGGTCCACCAGATTGCATAGATGATTGTTGATTTAGATCAGCGCGTTCAAGCATTAAATTTTTGAGCTGCTTAGTCAGGGGTGTATTGTCAGCATTACCAGCAGTCCTAGATGCAACACTTACTGGCATATCAAATGTCGCGCGTGCATTTTTACTTAAATCTGCATTGCGGCCAGATACTAATTGGGAATACGCCCCACTAATATCATCATTACTCTCTAACATAGTAAATCCTTGTTCGCTATTGAAATATGACCCTGCTAACCTGCCCTCTTGTAGTTGTTGTTGAGAACCGACGCCAGATACACCACCTGTAGCAGCCCGTTTTGCCTGAATTTTATCACAAAAGAAATTAGCGGCATGGTCGATAAGTTTGTTATTCATTGTTGCCAAATTTGCAAGTTCATGGTCGGCCGCACCATTCGATACCATTTTATTGGCGAATACATGTGCCATGTACCCGAATTGTTTTTCAAAATCTGGGTATTTACGCGGATTGATTCCAGTACGCTGTTCTACTCGTTGGAGTAAGAATTGATAATTATGTTTCAAATTGTCATTGGATAAAAAAGTATTTAATGCCGACATTTTATTTTATTTGTAGATATTCTATTTTGCAGATATTCTATTTTGCAGATATTCTGTTTTGCAGATATTCTGTTTGTTGTGTTTTATTATCTTACCAGGTTCTATATTAACCCTTAAATTTACATAACAGTGTTATTTTAACATCTTAGTTTATCCGCACCCTTGTAATTACCGTCAAGTACCTAATTTAAGACTACCACATTCGAGTGGTAAATAGATACTTAACTAGTAGAGTTTAGTATGGTCTTAAATACCATACTAGGCGGTACTAGACAGTAATCCAAATTAAATAATCATTAAAAAAATATATGATGATAAAAATAAAGATGTCTGATACAGCGCAAATACCTATACAAAATAAAAAACCTGTTGACAAAAATTATATTATAGACACTCTATATTTATATTCAAGAGATGTAACAGAATTACTAATTGGAAATAAAGATAAATTAGATAATCTAGAGAATGAAGATAATTTATGTATAAATGCATTGAAATATATTTTTACCAATGCAAAGAATATTGGGTTTATTGATGAATCAACTGAATCACACCAAGATGATTTAAATGCTTTGTCTAATGATTTTCATAACACTATTGCAATAATATTTAATGTGTACCAAAAACTACCCAATGATAGCGACATATATCAAATAATACAGCATTTAAACTGGGTAAGGGATGACAATACTAGTACTAGTACTAATACTTATATATTTGCCAAACTAAATTCGCACTTAGGCAAAAAATGGGATAAAACACCTGCAGACTTACAAAATGAGATAACTAAACAAATAATGGATTTAATAAGAGACGAATTATCTACAAAAAAAGTGAGCCAAACAACTCTTAAAGGTGGCGGCGGCGGTTATATACCACCACACCTACGTGGAAAAACAAATCCAGAAAAAAAAACAGAGGATGAAAGAAGAAAAGAAGAAGAACAAAAAAAACAGGATGAAGAAAGGCTAGCGGAAGAACGACAAGAAGAAGAACGCAAAAAGCAAGAGGATGAAGAAAGAATAGAAGCAGAAAGACTAATACACGAAGAAGAACAGTTTAAAATAGTATTAAAACAACACCGTGATAAAAAAATCGCAGATAAAATAGCAGAAACAATACGTACTACAAAATGGGTCATACAACAAATAAAATACACATTTAGTTATGTTATATTTTTATTTTCAATTTCGATGGCACTAAATTGGAATTTTAATTATATAATTGTTAATACGGAAAACCATAAATATAAGATGAATTTACAACGCAGAAATGGTATGCTAATACTTTTTTTAAGTATATACATTGCATATTTTAAACCAATATTAGATGATATATACAAACGTAAGGAAACTATTCAAGAATTAAGCCAGGAATTAAGACAAGAACTAAACGATGAATATAATAAAATAATTACATTTATAAATCAAATTGTATATTTTCATAATTCATGTATTAATTTAGACACCACCGTGTCTTCAGACACCACCTTGTCTACTGCCACAACATATGACATTCACTTTAATATGTCAAAACAAAAATCAAAAGATATAAATAAAACAAAACATATAAAGAATGCAGATAAATCATATGATTTGTTAGAACAATATAATAATAGTTATAATACTAAAAATAAAACCAACCCTGCTGAATTCAACAGCCATGAATTAAATAAAGAAAAATTACAAGAACGATTAGGTCCATTTTCAGCAAATAGTTTAGATTTTGATATTCTTAGGTCATCATCACCACAAAATAAACATAAACTATTATTACCAACATTACCACCATCTGCGGCATGGGAACCAAGTGTAGGTAAATCACATGGCTTGACACAAATAGAACTAGGAGATATACTTACTAAATTGGATTTAAAAATGTGTGTGTCAGATTTGGGATTATTCCGTAATGAAACCACACAATTTAAAGTTACAGGTATACCAAATATAATTGCTGATTCAATAAAAAATTATTTATGGAGATACAACATTGCAAACCAACAGTTTAGCCAACAATATTATGAGGAAATAGACTATAACTTTAGTATAACTGATTATTTAAAATCAATTCTATTTTACCACAAAAAAAACATTAGTAAATTCTATATATTAACATCAATTGACAATCATTATAGTACAATATCACATACCAAAATTGGAAGCTTTGGATTTCATGTAAATAAAGATGCTATACAAAGAGTAATTATTAACTGTGAAAAAACAGCTAATAGAATAGCAATTCTAACAGGGTTTAGTGCACCAGACAAATCTTCTGGACTAACACAAAGTCTTATTAACATACAATCCGAACATCGTGTAATGGTAATATTTGATATGAGAAAAGTGCTAGATGGAAAAATATATTATTTTGAACCATTTGGGAATTATTACCCAGTTTATGATATATATGGTCGTGCAGTACCATATATGCAAGAATTAGTTGTTTCTCAAGAATTATATGGTATTTTTAGTAAAATATACAACATATTAAATAGTACTATACCATGGAAAGTAATGTTACCTTTATATGATTCCGATAAGCAAATTAGATATTGTAATACTGCAATTTTTAATGTATCAAATGCTAAAATGTATGGTCTAGAGCCATATGAATATACCCAAATCAATAATTTAATTAATACTACTGAATTATTTGGTGAGAAAACATATGATTGGATAATTGGGTATTGTGGATTAATTACATTATTTATGACAGTACTTGTAAGATTAAATTGCATTCCTACATTATCCAAATCTTATAACCAAAATTCAAATGGGAATGTAGATGATATATATTTATGGTTTAATGAATTTAATACTAATCCATTATATACATTTGATAATCTATTATCCAAATTTTTAATAAGAGGGTTTATTAATTTAATAGATGGAATTAAAACAGGACAAATTAAATCGATTACACCTAAAATATATGACTTACATGAATTAGAAGATAAATTTAAATCTACAAAAGTATATAATCTTAAACGTACATTAAAACTTAAAAACAAATCACCAAACACACAAACAACTGAAATAAAATTTGACGATAATGACATGGTATCTATTTTATTTCGTGTTGCCGGAATTAATATAAAGGAACTTGAAAAACACCAATCGGATAAAGAATTAACAGCAACACGAAATAAATTAAATACAATAGTATCATATATTTATAGAGAATTGTTTCATGATGATAATATTAGGAATTTAGGACTAGAACTAGATAATGAATTAAAACAAAAACTAGATGCCAAATACTCATATATACATAAACAAAAAATTGAGCGCGCAAAAAGGAAGCAACTTGAAACCATTGGTATACAAAATAACACACAAAAGAAATCCAGTGAGAATATTGATACACAAATTGAGAGAAAATTTGCACCATACAACACCAAAAAAATATTAAAAACATGGGCTTCTAAACTATTTACAAACAAAGGCACAATACCTTTTTATTCTGAAGCTATACGTGATATATTTATTACAGACGGAACAAAATTCAATCCAAATCCACACACACCACGTGTTTTATTCATAGATACCGCCTAGTATGGTATTTAAGACCATACTAACCTCTACTAGTTAAGTACCTATTTGCCACCCGAATAGGGTGGTCTTAAATTAGGTACTTGACGGTACTCAATCCACCTAACAAACAAATACAACAAATACAACAAAGTTATACAATCCTAATCTAAATTAAAAAAACTCTTCCGGCGTTCATTCATCGCTTCATCTTTAACTACATGATTGGCAATTTCCGTAAATTCTTTGCCTTCAATCTGTGAACTAATAAAATTAATTGCATACATACCACATTCAGTATTCTTATACTGATGCCGTTTCTTGCAATACTGAATTTTATATTTATGTCCTAGCTTAGCTGCCTGTCCTTTAATTGTCAATAATAATTGTTTAATTGGTGGAATGGGTGTATATCCATTGCTATCCAAATAATTTATTTCTTTTTTAGGAATATTTACAAACATACCTACCCAATGCGATCCGGATTTATTGTGAGGGTCAAAATTGAATACCGCACCTATAAACCGGTATTTCTGTTTAATAAGCTGTGCTAGGTTAACCGCACATAAATCACTAATCGCACACTTACCATCAGTAGCCCTCAAACTAAAATCGCTAGGTACCGCCCCGAAATATTTGAAATCCGGGTACTTTTCGGTGTATTGGACTAGCACTTTGTCAATATCATCTGTACTTAGCCATGCAGTGGGGTTGCGTTTCCATTCATCCGGTGCTTCCGGCCGGAAATTTTCTTGTTTAATCCGCTGAATTTCTGCATCAGATAGTTCTGCTTTTACAAAAGGCAGGTCCAACCAGTCATGCTCTGTAAGTTTAGGGTCCATTTTTGCAGCAAATGCTTCCCACAAATTGTCTACTCTAATCACTAGTGACGATTTTGAATTACCAGTGTTTTTCACAGGCACTCTTGATTTAGATTTTTCAACAATCTTTGTGTTCGGATGGTGCTTATTATAAGCTGCAATCAATTTACCTAATACATCTTCTGTAAGGCAACTCCCACGGTGTACGCTCTTTTTAATATGTGCCTGCTTGAGACGAATACACTTTTTAGTATTTTTTTCATGACTACATTCTTTTATTTCCACATCAGTCACCACTTTGGGAGCACACTGACTGGTTTTTAATTTACGACCACCTGCAATTTGTATTTCGGAATTATCACCCCCACCAGTCATTTGCCGTACTGTACGACTAACTGATTTACCCAGTCTTTTCAAACTACGACTTAATCGGTTAATCCACCGCATTCTAAGACTCCACGCACGTATTTCTTGTCTAGGTTATTTATTATTTACAGAGGAGTTTTTCCTGGACTGTACCATCATCGACATAAAATCTTATATGATAGTAAACTTAGATATCCTAGCACAACTAAATTTTATATACTATCACATATGCCTAGTTCTACAAATAAACCCAACTCTAATAAGCTCACCACATGGGAATTGCTCTTCATTTTCCTGGGGTTCATATCAATAGTAACACTCATCATAAGTGTATATGTTTCATACACAAGAGATGCATTCTACCCACCATGGGGTCCAGTTGCATATGGTGGTCACTGGGGTGGACCATGGAATATCCCTACTAGATATCCCATCCGTGGTTGGGGATGGGACATTCGTGGTTATCCTGCAGCATATCCCATAGACTATGGATATTATGGCTACCCAGGCGGACAACCAGCTTATCCTGCCCCTGAACCTGATGGCGCTAATTCCGGTACAAATCTAGGTTCATCATCAAATACTAATAATTCTAAGTCGGATAATGCTGCACCATTTGGTATTGAAATGACAACAAAAACTACTAAATCTGCAAAACCTAAAAATACTAAACCTAGCACGGCTCCTACTAAGTCAGCCCAACAATTAGAATTAGAAGCCGATGCAGAATTCTACGCTAAAGAAAGTAAATGGTGGCCGGATTGGGTTAGTTGGCCTTGGATGCCCTATTTCAATTACGGACTACATTATGATGTGAATGGTAAACTTAAACCATCTAATAATGATAGTATCCCGGCTAATCATGCATGGTCGTGGTGGTAGAGTTCACTTACCAGCCGGTTCGTGGTGGTAATCCACTTACCAGCCGGTTCGTGGTGGTAATCCACTCGCTTATTCAGCTCGTGGTGGTAGAGTCCACTCTCGCCACTAAAATAAATTTGTCTAGGTCCAACCCAAAAACCAGTTATAGGACTTGTTTTTACTTTCTAATATGAATTGAATATTTTCAAATATGAAATTCAAAAAACAAAACAAAACGTCCTAGCACACCAATTAATTAATAATCACCACAAAAGTTTTGCAGAGTTTATTTTTTCTTGGCCGCACCTGGTTTAGGATAAAAGCCAATTATTTGTTTACCATCCCGAATGATGATTTGCCCGACTGGCACAGGTTTGCGATTTTTTGACATGAGTGTTTCATCATATAAATAAGTCTTACCATCCGCACCAGGATATGTATTATAGTAGTACACAGTGCCCTTTACCATAATTTTAGTATACTGTTCGGCAACAGGTAATTCTTGTTTGATATCAATGATATCCATAGTATCCTCTAATCCGGGAGTAAATAGGTATTCCTCACGGTCACGTGTTTCATAATCTATACACATTAACCCGGGCGCATCCTTAATATTATCAGCGTAGTTCAAAGTACAATCTACAGCACTATCTTTAATTAACCCGAGCAATTCCCCTGTAATTACCTTTTTACGTGCACTAGTTATGAATAGTGTTTCATCACTGCTAACAACTTTGCCCTTTTTATTCAAACCATCACTATATTTGGCAACATCTTGTCGGACATCAACATGAGAAAGTTTGGGAACAGAGCTAGGACTAATTGATGCCATATAAATATAAACAGTAACATTACGTTCAGCAGGTGGCAAACGGACATGGCTATCCAAACGTACAGCACGTCCAATAACTTGTTCGATTAGCACAGGTTGCCAGTAAGGCTCCATAATATGTACGAACCGGATATGTTTCAAATCCAGACCTTCGGCACCCGATTTGGTAGTCATAAAAGCCTTAATTACTTCACCATGCATATTTTCACCGGCACCATAAATCTTCTTAAGACTAGCTTGTAAGGGCGCACAATTACCTGGTAACTCATCAAATCGGCTGCTGAAAATGAGTGGAATAATTTCCTTGTATTCCTTGTCTTCATTTCCACTATAGAATACATATCGGTTCATCCTAGCACCTTTGCGTCCAGCGCGCACAGTTTTTTCACGGCTATCTTTCTTTTTGAGAGACCGTTCACCAGGGTAATCAGGGTTATCAGTTATTAAGTGCCATTGCCCGTCAACTTTCCGGATTTTAAATGGTTCCCATTCACCAGTGGCTTCTAATGCTAGGGCAAACATATTCAAACCGACCAATGTCCGGAAATATGAATATACCAGGATACATGTATTGGCTTCGGCCTGTGACTGAATATTCTGAATCATCGCTAGGTATTTGGGGCTCAGTTTTGCTAGACCACTGGGTTCAGTCATACTGAAATAGCGTTCTTTATCCCGGCGGAGTGTTTTCAATAACCTCTCTTTAACAAAAGTTTCAATGGCATTTTCATTTTCTAAATCAATATCAGGCAAGTCTTCACCGGCTGCGGTGGCTTGCTCTTGTTGGAGCATGAGTAGGTCTGGTTTCTTAGCAGCTTCATACGGGTTAGGCATATCGTCTGGGTACACGAAGGTACACGCAAATCGGCTGTGAATACGGTAAGTACTATTCATCATATCATCATCATTCTTGCTCTTTTGCATTGCCTTCTTATCTTTTTGAATTTCCTCATGACGATAGCGTTCATAGATACCTAGCTGATATTCATTCATCGGGCAAAGTACTAAATGCGGTTGACCGCCATTAGTCATTGCAGGGAACCGTTTGTCATCCTTGAAATCATAATAACTTGTCAACCCAGCAATACGCTTCTTAAATAACTCAGTTTTCTTGAGTTTATTAATTTCCGGGTTATAAAAGATTTGCTCGAATAACTCTTCATTTTCAGGAAGTGCGGTTTCATTCCGAACAGCTAGGGTATATTTCAACCCCATACCTTTCAAAATCTTATCTATACTAGCTGCGAATTCATCAATAGTTTGTAATTGTCCCCGTAAATCAGCAGATGACTTAACTGGGTCGACATATAGGACACCTGGTGTTTTTGTATCCACACTAGTTAGATAGCCATCTGGGTTCTTTGTAATCTTGAGTTGTTTGGCAACTGGGCTGTAAATAAATTGGTCGACATTACGGTTACCACGCAGAGCAGTTTTAATAGCCCGGCTATCTACTACTCCAGCCAGGCCGGCTTGAAACTTGACTTCAACAACCGGGATATACCCACGTAAGATATTAAACATCCGACTGGCTTCAAATACCTTATTAATAATGGGGGTACCAGTCAGGAAAATAAATTTGGCATTCTTGGCATTCATCATCATTTCATACCACACTGCACCACTGCCACCTGCTTTAGTCATATTGTTAGTTAAGTTATGCACTTCATCAACTATGACTACTTTGTTATCAAAATCAGTGGGTTGGACTTTACGCAGCACACGGGTATCATCAGTGTGAATAAACCGGAACCTGTCATTTATTAGTGCATTAATTTGCCGATCTAGCCCTTCACGGTGAGCTGGCGCTAGAGTCTGATAATTACTCTTGGACTTGGTATAGTCAATTAGGTAGATACCTCCTAGCTCATCGGCTAATTTGGCAGGGATACCTAGTTTTTCACGGAGTTGGTCTAGGGCTGCATTTTCAGAAGTACTACCAAGAGGTGCAAATACCCAGTAATTTCTTTCAACCATGTAATCACTGCCACCTTTTTTGACACCTTTCCTAAAGTTATCTTCTAAACTTGCCTTACTCATAAAGACTACACCACGGCGGTTATGGATGGCTTCAGATACCGCAATGGCACTCATTGTTTTACCAATACCTAGACCATAGAATAACAACATACCACGGTATGGTGATGCTGTAGAATTCAAATCCCTGACAAGTTTCTGGATAGGTTGCAATTGTGGAATCAACCTGTCACTGAATGGTGCTTTCCCTTCTTCAGCTAATTTGGCACGTTTACCAACATCTGCTAACTCATATTTATTAAAATTTGTCAGTAACCATTGATAGAATGATTTACGGCTTTGAAGTTCCCATGATTTAGGCCGGACCATATCTGCTGGGTATTCATCTGGTAAATAGATTTCCAAGTCAGTGCTGTCAGTTACCTTAACTTGCTCTATACCTTTTCCTGGTACAAGTACTGTGCCTGAACGTTTCATGGTTTTTCGCCCTGTAACCGCATCTGTGTCCTTATGCGATTTCTTTTGCGATTTCTTTTGCGTAGTTTTGGTACTTCCTGCCATATTATTTGTGTGTTTTTGTGTTTGTGATTGCCTATGTTTTTATTTTATAATTATTTTTTATTTCCCGGATACAGGACTCAATATATTTTAGCATATTTATATATTTTTATTAGATGATATCATTATTACATTCACTACCGCCTAGTACCGCCTAGTATGGTATTTAAGACCATACTAACACCTACTATACAAGTACCTATTTGCAACCCGAATAGGGTGGTCTTAAATTAGGTACTTGACGGTACTGTGTGTTGTAATAAAACAAAAAAAACAAAAAAAACAAAAAAAGTAGTTAAACCCATTTTACACTTGGATAAAAGTGCCTGTTGCGTCAGGAAAAGCTTGGCAGCCCTATGTTTTTTTAAATTCCCGTGCTAAGGAATTTTAACATCCACACATTACCTTTACGGCAATAATGTGGAGCCCATTACCATCTGGGAATATACTAATAATTAATACGAGATTATATTTTCATTTTTTGTAAGTTTAGTTTTTTTTGCTAGTTTGCAGATTTTACAAACAATTGAATACCACCTAGAATAGTTTTAGATTATTAATCTTGAATAATTACCGTAGACACTCTATTATAAGCACACCGAGCCTCTGGCGAGGCTATGGGCTTCTGAGTGGCTAGGACCTGGTGTCTCACTTGAAGCCAGCAGTCGCCGGCTGGAATTGGACGGTGCCCTATCAGTATAAAAATTGTTATTACGATATAAACAAGATGTCCTAGCACAACAATTTAAAGACCAGTCTAGTAAATAATATTAATACCATCAACAAATACACCCAAAACAAAAATGACGCATCCAGACACAACACAATCAAACACTAAGCAATCTCCACCTCGGAAACAATTGACTCTTTCGGGTGAATTAGTGGATGCGACGACTCTAGCACCAGCAACCGGGCAAGCACTCGCGTTTGGCGGAGATATTAATCGTAAGATTATTGATTTATCAGAATACGAATTAACGGAAGAAGGCCGGGTCAATCCATTTAATACAGGGAATAAACCAATTTCTACTAATTGGGTTCAAAATCTACTCAAACGATACGATATTTATCAGAATATTAATAATTTGGAACTATATCAACAGGCATGCGTCCATACATCTTATACGATTCCATATGTCCGTGAAATATGTATGCGTGACAATGTCGGGATTAAAGAGAACCCAGATGGTTGTATGCTTTTATTCCCGGCATCATATGAACGAATGGAATTTTTGGGGGATACCATTATTGATGCGATTATTGGTAATTACGTTTTTACACGTTTTCCTAATTCAGATGAAGGTTTCTTATCAACTATGAAAAAACAACTGATTAGCCGATGGACGCTAGGTCATCTAGCCGAAAAATGTGGGCTAGGTGAATACATGATTATTAGTAAGACTCTAGAACTCAAACAAGATGGGCGTAAAGATATTAAGCGGCTGTGTGACGTGTTTGAAGCCTTTATAGGTGCAATCTATTTGGATTTCAATAAAGAAAAACATGGGTTCTTATCCAATTTTATAAGCGGACCCGGATTCCAGGTCGCAGAAAAGTTCGTTATTAATCTGATAGAACATCCGGATACATTGATTGATATGACAAGTTTAATCACAGATGATGGCAATTACAAGATTAAATTCCGCAACTGGCTCAGACGAATGCGGCAAACCGACCCCATTTATACAGTAATCGTTACTGGTGATATCACAGTTGAAAATGGTACACATACAAACACAAATTATACAAACACACAAGCAACACAATGGACTGTACGAATAACTAGCCGCCGGACCAAAGACCAAGTGCTAGGACAAGGACATGGCCGTACCCAGAAAGATGCTGAATATGCTGCTGCCCTAGATGCACTCCAAAAAGTTGGTGCGATGGATGTACCGTCCACATTGAATTATTAGAAACCTGCCTCTTGAGGTACCGTCAAATACCGTCAAGTACCGTCAAGTACCTAATTTAAGACAAGGTGGCTAAGCCACCGACCACCCTATTCGGGTGGCAAATAGGTATTTAACTAGTTGAGGTTAGTATGGTCTTAAATACCATACTAGGCGGTAAATTAGCGCTACTACTGTAAAAAAATCGTTTTATTCATTTTTATTTTACCCTGATAAATTAGGCATTATAATTGGAATACTTAGGCTAAACTATGAATAATAACTATATTAACAATGATAGAGATTTCGAAACGTTTGTGAATTCTACACTTAATTATGACAATAATAACCGGTCACCAAGACAAGACAAATATGACTTGCAAATTACAAGTATATTAGCCAACCATAAAAATCAGCTTAAATTTGCCCGTATTTTCGCGCATTATTTCGCTAATCGTGCGGTAACTAATGATTATACTTATTCATCGACCTGCTGTGTATGTATGGATACCAATAATTATTGTATTAAAATCTGTGATTGTTCGGAAGTTAAATATTGCTATAAGTGTTTCAAAGAATACGTTAAAACTAGTATACTTGCAGACCCTATAAAGATTAATTCAATTATTAATGGCTGGCGTTCCAGAGAACAAAAATTAGACCTATCTGAATTAGTGTCATGTTCTATCTGTCATAAATCACACGTATTAGGGCTAGTTGAGAATATTATTGAAAAGACCCCGCGTTCTAAGTCATCACGCGAAACAGAAATTGGTGATTATTTACTTTCTTTGGACTTTTTCAGTGAAACCGTACCTAACCAGGGCGACTTTAAATGGTATATACTATTCAATAAGGATGGACGTATCCGGTATAATCTAGTTCAGCTTGAACGTCTATGTGATCTACCTGACAACGACAACAACGACAACAACAATAATAACACCCCAAACAACCCAAACACCCCAAACACCCCAAATAACCCAAACAACCCAAACACAAATATAGAGGATGATGAGACCAGACTACGAAAAGCAGGGTTTATTCACATATTTGAAATCTCAAGTCCTAGCACAACAGAACATCAACAAATAAAGGCAATACTTAATCGCGGGGTAAATCAAACAACCGAAAAAACAAAACAATCACTACTCCATTTTAACCCATCTAGGCTCAAATTGGTATAATATATATGCTGGATATACCGCCTAGTATGGTATTTAAGACCATACTAACCTCTACTAGTCAAGTACCTATTTGCCACCCGAATAGGGTGGTCTTAAATAAGGTACTTGACGGTACTAGATATTCTGGATATGCTGGATTCCCTGTGGCTAGAGAGATAGCAGGGATTAGAAAAATTCACTATATAAAAATGAATAACATTGTTATGCATAACAAGAAATACGTAATTGCATGGTGCATTATGTATTATTTTTTCGCTATTATGTACCGTCAAGTACCAATCCGAAGCCGATACCCAATGGCTAAATCTGCACAACAAAATATATGAAATCCCCTTATGCTATCACCCTAAATAATAATTCATATTAAAATGAATAGAAAAATGGGTTATACACCGCTACTAACCCCAAAAACAGGGCATGTATTTTCTGCAATGTATTTAGTTAGCCACCCCGTTGCCGTAATAGCTGTATGTGTATATACACACTGATTATTCAAGCACAACTAAACTCCACTAAGACGGTCACCCGAACCAGCTACCATTTAATTGTATCAGAACTACCAGTGTATATTACACACTATCTAACATGGAATTAATTATTGCCAAATAAACGCAAAAACAAACCTTTTACCGTAGACACTCTAATATAAGCCCACCGAGCCTCAGGCGAGGCTATGGGCTTTTGAGTGGCTAGGACCTGGTGTCTCATTTGAAGCCAGCAGTCGCTGTCTGGAATTCGAGCCCACACCAGGGGTGTGCTTATAATTCAATGTGGATGGTATGTTTTAGTCCAACTGTCAAATACCATTAGTCATGTCTAATTCGTATTATTGGATGATACACTTGGTGAATTATTGGATGCTGCTGTGACGGCAACAGTACCACCTAATACTTGCGCGACTATGAACTTATTCAATAAATCATGATTGACAATAAATTTAACTAATTTGAGTGCAGCATAAACTGTTAAAAGCATTACCATAGTAATCACAAGCCCTTTGATGTATAATTTATTGTCACGGTACCAATCACCTACTCGTTGCTTTTCAGCAGCTATAACACCTAGACGCTCTGTTTCTGCTCTGCGAGTATCATCAGTATTTGTTTCGTCAGCAGCCGCACTAATTTCCTCAATCTTGGCACGGTCAGCATCCGAACGCTCAACAATATCACGGTCGATAGGTAATTTGGGATTAGCGTTATATGCAACCGCACGTGAATTCAAAGCTTTCAAAGGCCGGATATTATTGGAAAAAGCGACTGACAAACTGTCAATAATATTACCGCTAATTCCCTGAATATCCTCAAATACTATCCACCGCCACCCTTCTTCACATGGCGGATAAGGTAAACTCCCCGGGTAATAAAAATAGGATTTAGATTCGGGTGGCAGAACCCAATCAGGGCTCCAATCCGGCGAAACTGGAATATCTATCTCTTTTGCTGATTCTTGATCGTTAGGTAATTTATGTACGAATTCATTGAAAAAGTTATTACAACGGCCATAATCTTGCCCGCGCTGGAACAAGATACTCACTGCGGCACCTCCTGGCATATATCCATCAGCTTCCGGATTGATAGACCCACCTTGTTTGAATAGTAAAACCAGTTCCATATCATATTTTTGCCCGTTAACTGTATGCATACTCGGCACATGAATAGTCCCAGATTTGAGTGCTAGAATATCCTGTGTGCGGATGAATTTAATATAACACCCAGGGTCAAACTGAATAACCGGAGTGCGGTTAGCAATCCGTACACGGCAAGTACTAGGTGCCATTTTAAGTGCAATTTTACATAGCATATCACAATCAACTACCGCAGACATATCAATATTTATAGGGCTTTGCTGCTTGCCTCCGGCCGCAGGGTATTGTTTTTTCCAGGTACTACTAGTAGAATACGCCCACTGCTGACCTGGTTTAATATTTCCAAATGACATTCCGCCGAATTATTAAGTTAAGTTCAGTTCAGTTATACTAATGCCAAATTTTATAAATAATTAAGATTAAATAAGTCAAATAATTTACCCATTTGGGCGCCCGGAAATGGATTTAGGGACCCAGGCACAATCCAACCCAACAAATACAGGGCAATGGTTATCATTTAGTAGTGTAATAAGTACCATATTCTATTTGTTAACCCTAGTGGCAATTGGTTATTATTTATGGAATTGGTGGCGGAATACACAAAGATTAAAAAAATCCCTAGCACAAGCAACAAAAGAAGGGTTTACAGGTGATGAAACAGATACAGATACACTCCAACTTGAAAAACCAGTTGCCACTCAAGAAAAAGTCCAATGCAAACAAACATCTACCACACATGTGACAGGAATATGGGATGCAGAAGATGATAGTTATATATTATTTGAGGAACAGCCTAGGAAATGGACCGAAACAAAATTAGGGCAAACTAAATACAGCCCGGAATTTAATAATGCCTTGGAAGAACTCAAAAAGAAATACCATGAATTCATAACTGAAACCACCAAAGAAATGTTAGTTCCACTCGGCAAATCAGGTCTAAGTGAATACTTAAAGGTGTTTGAAGACCTAGACCAATTAGTGTCCGCTGACAGCCAGATAGCACAATTAAAGGGAATGCTTATAGCACAAACAGAACAGCTAGGACTTATTAAAAACACACTAGGTACATTTAAAGGTCTATCATATAATAATGGTTTGCTAAGCAGATTTGATAGTAAAGGTGAATATATACCAGTTGGCGGCCAAAGTGAGATGTCTAGGGAAGAGCTAGGACGTCAGATCATTCGTAATAGTATATTCAGGGAATATTTAGAGAAGCATATGGATGAATCCAAGCAACCATCCAATTCGGATGTATATCAATATATAATCGAGAACCCACCAATCACGAAAGGGCTCATAGAATTATGCGACAAACTCATTGCTGAATATAAAATATTATTACCACTAATCGATGTTGTAATTAGCAAACGTGCCAAATATGAAAAAGAAAACCGAGAAATCCTGGAATTGGTTGATATATTACCAGATGCCAACACTAGTGCCGGTAATGCAAATGGACGGTATGGTGGTAGGGGCCAAGTACCTGATAGTGTGATAGGTTCCGATTCAACAAGACGTAGCCCAACAAGTGATAGATGGCCCCAAAGATATTACATGAATAAACAATCCACACATTCATTTGAAACAAGCAAGAACCTAGACATGCTACGTGCTAAGATTAATAATCCACCTGGTGGCATCACACAGGATGAATATGAAGCCAAATATAAATGGGTTGACCGGGTGGGTAAAGACCAGTTACCAGTTCTGGAAGACCCTGAAATTAAATATGCATTACCTGCAGGGATGGCACGGACTATCCCAGATATAATAAGTGATTTCGATCACAATAATGCAAATTGCCAACGTATATATGGAGAATGTAGTACACGCACAGATGTACCTGGGTTTCCATTACCTAATTGGGATACTGCTGATTATTATGACTACCTAGACCGACTTCCTGATGCTAAGCAAGCAGCAAACGGTCAAATACCGGTTATTTGATATGATTTTTTTTGCGGGACTTGCCGGCATCCTATCGGATATTCATGGATATATCAGGCATGAATACACCACCGGCTTGGCGTCTAGGTACTATTTTAATATACTGAAAGTCATAAATTGGGAGGTAAATGACATATGGCACCTTATTTTCGAGATATTTTATTTTTGCGAGTGTTTTTTTATAACTCATTTCTAGTTGTTTACGTTCATTACCAGTTAAACTAGTACTATCTAGTGTTATTTTTTGTTGAATTGCCAATTCTTGAAGATTCGCCAAATCGGGGTAAATTGGCTGCATATGTGGTTTGAGTTTGTCAAATATTCGCTCACGACCCATATTATCAAAATCTTTGCTAGTCAATTTTTGCTGCGAATCAGTAATTGGTTTTTTCAAAATATTAAAGTGATAAGTATATATATTATCAGTGACACTCTCTACACCATCTTCATAAATTAATTCTTGCGGAATATCAGTACCAAATGCTGCATTTTGTAATATAGCACGTCGTGCCAATTTCCAGATAGATTTAGTATGTGCAGATAATAATCTCATAGCATGGGTTTGTTTTGGTAGTATTTCAGGACGCAATGTCCGGGTCGGCGTATTAAATAATAAATTAGTGTTATATGTAATCCCCCGCGAATCCGGGTATCCAAATACTGTTGCTAAATTCCAGCTACCTTGACGTCTGACTTCTTGTACTAATGTTGGTTTAACCAAGTCATCAGCCGAAAATATATCATCTTTGGATAATCCTAATAGTACTTGTGTATTATTGTCATCTGCGTTAATATATAGCATACTCAATGTTGGGTAATAAGATGAAATGAATTTGAGTAGTCCTAGAGTTAGTTCATTAAACGAAGGTGCTTTTTCGCTAGCAGGTTCATAGTCAGGTGCGAGTTTAATTTGTAATTGAGTCAGCCCTAATCGTTCAAGCCGTTCCCGTAATTCTATAGGCATGGTTAGTGTAGTCAGATTTGCAATTTCACCAGCATTAAATATATTACTTGTGTTATTTTCTCGTTCTTGCGGTAAATCACCTTTTAACACTGATACATATTCATTTACTTTTTGAGGGTCAACTGAGGGATCTTTATAGAATTCTACCATACGTCGAACCCATTCTGGTTTCTTGAAATTACTAAATAGTATATCCATAGTTGGCACGGATTCTCCAGTGGTTGTTTTTGGAATAAATATATTCAATCTGGGGATATAGCGTATTTCTGAAGTGAAGAATGATTCAAAATCTGCATATCGTTCTGTATATAATTGTGTTTTGTCGCCGAATTTTTCAATATATTTAGTAGTAGTAGCTAGTTTTTGTCCTAGAGATTGTGCTGGTGCCGTTGGTAATTTAGTTTTTTCCATCTCAGCCCAGTCAGCCAACCAAATCTTTAGTAGTAAAATCCGGCTAATAACTATATCTAGGACTGGTACATAACCTGCAACACGATATTTATAGTTTATGTTAGCGACATCTGATTTTACAGTCGGCTCTGGTATGTCATTTGTATCAGCTGATGTACTAGTTGTTGTACTAGTTGTTGTACTAGTTGGTGTAGTCGCGGTGGCTGCACTGCTTGCACCCTGGCTTGTAGTAGTAGTCGCCATGTCTGTACCCTGGCTTGTAGTAGTAGTCGCGGTGGCTGCACTGCTTGCACCCTGGCTTGTAGTAGTAGTCGCCATGTCTGTACCCTGGCTTGTAGTAGTAGTCGCCATGTCTGTACCCTGGCTTGTAGTAGTAGTCGCCATGTCTGTACCCTGGCTTGTAGTCTCGGTTGCAAATCCTTCATTGCTAATCCATTGTTTTATCTGTTTTTTGAATATAATTGCCAGGAGACAAATAATAATTATCCCAATTGTTATAATCTGGAATGTTTCATAATTCATGATATATTTATTAGAATTGGTATTTTATTACCCTATCAGATTTTTTAACATCCAATCAAAAACTCAAAACCTAATTACCCAAAAATAAATATATCATGAATTAATAAAACATATAAATCAACTACTACATACAACTTCCCAATAAAAAAGTTAATCTTAAACAATGGTAAACTCAGCAAGTGGAAAAGCAGGTTACAGATCGTTCACAGTTGTAGATGCAGCTAGGTCAGATGGTTGCAAAACTAAGTTCGCAGTGAAAGGTTCTGGTGGGCGCTATATTAGTAAGGACCCGGAAGGTGCGGCTCGTAAAGCATTTAGCCGTCTTTGCCACCGTAAACGCATTCGCGGGCAATGCTCCATGATTATCACAGTTGAAGAGACTACACAAGGTAGTGAAAGCAAACGCTGGACCTATAAACTCAACCGAGAAAAACTAGCAACCCCTATTGAGCTTAAAGGCCGTAAGATTGAATATCGTCCGGTTGCCAAAGCAATGAATGCTCCTCCCAGCGGCTGTGATAGCGGTAAGGGCAAATCATCTGGACCCATGAAGAGCTTGAAGGCTAAAACGCATAGTTCACGCAAAACCACCCAACGTAAATCTAACCATTAATAAGTTATTTTGAAACGTAAATTATTTGTTTTATTTTTTATATCATTATTATAATAAAAGGGTAATTCAGTGTGTTGCTATGAGTTTTATAAGATTTGAAACTACAAAAGATAAAGGTATTGGGATTGGAATGTTATGTATACTTCCTGTTTTAGTACTAGTAATATTTGTTATTACATTTTCAATTAAGACAAAACGTGATTTATGTAATGTATCAAACAATATATGCGACCCGCCAACTACAAAAGCACAGAGTCAAGAACAAACCAAAATATATGAAATACGATCATGTAGTAAACCTAGAACTAAACCAGGACATGATTTAATTGATAGTTCAAGTAGTCTAAATGGATATATAGGAACTGCAATATTTTTCATACTTTTGGTAATTGCACTACTAATATCTTATTATTTTTTTACCGAGTTAGGAACGGGTCAAAACAAAAAAACAATTTGGGGATATTGGTGGAATAGAGCTGGTATAAATAATATCAATGAAATAAGTATAGCACGTACTTTTATGTTATTTACTATATTGATATTTGTATTACTAATTGCATCTGTGGTTTATTTAGGTATGTCAAGAAAAGCAAATAAAGCAAATAATGTACATATTGGTTTTAGTATTAGTTTTATTAATATATTAATAACACTGATACTTACAATGTTTTTAAGTAGTGAAAAATCATTTAGTGCTTTTTTCTTCACAAAACCGAGTAATTACACATCATATGGATATTTTATTCTTTTATTGATACTCATAATATTTATAATCGGTACTATTTATTTCCATACTAGTCAAAAAGAAAATCTGGACGAAGGCAAAATTACATATGCAATTAATGAATCAGTTGTTAACATGATGGCGCCAATCATGTTAGTTATTTCACTAGCTAATTTATTAATAGGTGGCGGCATGATAAAAAACAGTATGAAGCAAAAACAAATAGATAAACTGCGCTTGACATTTGGTATAACTCAAATCATTTCAGGTATATTACTTGTTGCAGGTGCAGCATATTTTTATAATTATAAAGCCAAATGTAGTTCAGCAACTATTACTTGTGCTTATTCATCAAAAAATATAGACCGTGGTTCTGGCGAAGATATGTGTACTCCATACTCAGGAATGTCAATGACACATTCGAGTTCAGTTACAATGGGTATCTCTTTAAGTGTTATTATGTCATTAATTCAAATTGTTGGGTCTGTTATAGTAATATTAATTCCTGCAACAGTCGCAGCCGGAACTGCTGAAACTGCCACTTTACCATAATAGTAACATTTAATGCAATTTAATTTTAGGATTTTGGGTTTACCGGGTGTTTCACTTGATTCCGTGTCTACCTCTCGAGAGGAAGGTTTCTTATACCGTCCACATTGAATTATAAGCCCACAAGGAGTGGGCTCCAATTCCAGCCAGCGACTGCTGGCTTCAAGTGAGACACCAGGTCCTAGCCACTCAAAAGCACATAGCCTCGCCAGAGGCTCGGTGGGCTTATAATAGAGTGTCTACGGTAATTCAATGTGAAGGATACGTCAACTTATTAGTTTTTATTCTCGTGTTCTCCGTTGAAAAAAAAATATCGTTTGATTATAAAACATTAATTTTAGCAAAACTAATCCGTATAAATATTTATCATAATGTCTAGTGCATGCTACAAAACATCGGACAACAAGTTTTTTGATTGCCCGCCCCGTATGGCCGATGGTCGTCACTTTACTGACTACCGTTCACCCGATCAAGTCAACGACCTCATGAAAGTTGACAACCGTATAAGCAATAGTTACCAATTCCGTATGTTCCTCACTGAGAATGCCAAGACGCTTATGGATAAGGAACGTGAAATAGCATGTGCCAAGAACTGCTGCTTGCCCTGTGCTGCTAGCCCACTCGGTGTTGAAGGCTTTAATAATGGCACTATGCTACCTGAGAAATACATTCAAGTCTGCGACGCACACACTTGCAAAGTCGAGTTAAACGACGTTAACGGTGTTGGCACTGGACGTCGTTACTATGTACCTCCTGTTAATGATTGCGGTCAAATGCCTAGTGCTTGGCCCACTGCACCCCAAGGTAACAAATGTGCCAGCCCACTTGATAATTTCAGTTATTTAGGTGGTGCTGAACTCGAACAAACAATGAGCCAATCGGCCAGTCTCCGTAATGCCATGATTGGTGGTGGCAACCGTCTAGGGGGTGGCGATCCTGGCAATCGTGTCAATTTCTAAACCCAGAATCGACGCTTAATTTAGTTTTTCCTATCGTAATTATAAATTAAATCCATATTGGATTATTATAAATGACTTATCAACTAACCTCTGCAAATATAGCTATTGGTGCAACTATTATATTCATAATTATCTATTTGGCGTTTGTTATAACAACACCATCACAGCACCTAAATAGATTTGATGATGTCAATCCAACTGATATACCGGTGATGACAAGCAGTCCAACAAAACAACCTAAAAAACCACAACCATCCAAAAAATATAAAATAAGATTTATAGAACCACGAACATGTTATTCGAAAATTGATGATAAAAAACGTTACAGTATGCAATCATATCAACAATTATTTGAATATTGGTTTCCTGATATGGATTGTGAATTAGTTCTGGAATCAGAGCCGGCTGATATCGCAGTTATTGGAAACGGTAATAGTGATAACAGTGCAATACGCCCAAATGAAGTTAATATATTTATTTCAATTGAAAATGTTCCATATTGGAACATATACGCACATTATAGTAAATATGGTGATTATAATGACCCATTAATTGATATATTTATCTACAATCATAAATCATCTATCGAATATCTTAATGACAACAAAATAATGATACCTGTCGTCACATTCCGTATTAATTATTTTATTACAAACTATGACAAACTTAAAATATCATCATCCAAACCCTTTGGCGAACGTAAATTTTGTTTAATGGTAAATAAAAGTGGACTAAATAATAAAATCGGGCAATTTCAGGAAAAACTAAATCAAATTGCACCAGTCGACCATATATCTTTATATGATGACAAAATAGAGCAATCAAGTTGTTATAACTCACCGGAATTATTAGAGGTATTCAATCAATACAAATTTATAATATGTTTTGAAAACTCATATAACCCAGGATATATAACAGAAAAAATATTTAATTGTTTACTTGCAGATACCATACCAATTTATAGTGGTTCACCTATAATAAACGAATTTATTAACGCAGATTGTTTTGTTAATATACCTGAAACAGCTAACCTAGATACCGAAGTTAATCGAATAAAAGAAATAAATGCAGACCCTGAGTTATGTAAAAAATATATACACGCTCCAAAAATAAGCCAACAATATTTAAATAGCGGTGTAAATACTGAATTCAAAAAGAAATATTTAGAAAACATTAATAATAAATTAAAAAAATAGGATTACTAAATTCAAAACCAAAATTAGGATTACTAAAACCAAAATTATTGTTGTTCTGATTTATACAAATTATATAGTATCTGCATAGTATGGGTTTCAAATCGCACATCATTATCAACACACTGTTTGAAAACTGGATTTTCGGCTAGGATATCACTGAGAAGAATTGTCTTAAAACTATCATGTTCTGGGATTTTCTTATCTAGATTCCAATTTGATTCAACATCTAGGACATTAGAAACATCAATGATATCAGAACCATCAGCATTGAAATAAACAGTAAGATATGGTTCCAGATTACCGGTATCCCTAGACTTATAAATCAGCATACTATACTGACTTAGTTGAATAAATCCTGTTTGGACTAGTCCACTTTTTCTGCGGACTTGACACTTTAAATATTCTCGACCATCTGCAATTTTTACAAGTGCAGGACATACAATATTCAGAGGCACCAGCTTATTTTTAATATTGAAATATGTATCTACAACCGGGAATATATGTTCTAGGGCTTTCGAGTATTGAAAACTAACTAGGTAAAATCGCTCTCCATAAATTGCAGTAGCACCACTAAATACACGGCCGGTTAGCTGCTCGCTATCAGTATCAGCATAATCCCTGCAAGTCATATAACATCTGTTATAATATCTCGATGGTGCTCCACATGTTGCTACTGCCATCCGGATATTATCAAATATACGTGAGGTTTGTTCGTCAGCAGAAACTAGACCATCAATTTGTGGGAATGGAATTTCAGATAATTCGGGTGTAGCATTCTTTATAAGTTTCACCAACCCTGCAATTTTGATATTAGTATCAGGCAGACTGGTCTGGTGACCTTGAAAAACTGCAATTTCACTTTGTTTACCGGTTTGTAGGTTGGTTGTAATACAACTTAGTCCCGTACCATCCGCAGAGCTATTCAAAGTACCAATCATACCTAGTCCTACCATTTGCATTGGTGAAAACATCATACAATTCATTTCTGCAGAATTATTACTAAGACGAATTTTGGGGATGTTGTAAGCAGCCGCTGTCATTTTCAACTTAGTTTTTTATGTTTTTCAAATTGATTTGTTACTGAATGTCAGTTTAATTAATGTTTCTATAACCCGTATTCGGAAAACAATTTTTCTAGAAGAGAAGCAAAAATATGTCTTAAGACTATCAACTCATATCTAGGTTAAAATTTTGCGTCCCACTATAAAAAATACAAAAACATAATAAACTAATTTGAAAAAATGACATCTACCCAACAATCAAATAGAATAACTTACAGATGTTGCGATTTGGCGAGCGACCAAATAACCACACTAATATTCGGCGGTGGCGGAGTATATGGGTTTTTATATCTAGGACTTCTAAAATTCTGTGAAGAACAAGGTGTACTCCATCAAGTTAAACATGTAATAGGTGTGTCGGTGGGTTCAATGATGTCTTTATACCTAGCACTTGGTTATACATACCCGGAAATTTATAAATCAATCATGTATGAAATTGACTTATCTAAAATTCTGGAAATCAATGCAGATAATATTTTTAATATCCTAGACCAATTAGGTATAAATAATGGTGCATATGTTGAAGAGACCATAAAAAATATCATCGCCGCGAAAGGTATGAGTCCATATTTGACTTTCAAGGATCTAGCACAAATGAAGTGTGGGCCACAATTAAATATCGGCTATACCAGGAGTTTCCATAATGATTTCTTTATGGCAAATGCAGACACCACTCCGGATATGCCAATTTGGCTAGCAATTCGCGCAAGTATTTCTATCCCGATTATTCTAACACCGGTAATGGACTACAATGACAATGATATATTATGTGATGGTGGGATAGTGAATAATACACCCATAAAATGGTATTTAGCGGATTGGTGGCATCGCAAAGCAACCGGGCATCAGAATTGTATTATAAACCATGCAAACAAATATAAAGACGCCGCAACACAAACCAATGGACCGGAGCCTACCACTGCCACCGCTACTACCAGTACTAATGATATGAAAAAACAATCTGAAGTCCTAGCGCCAGAGCTAGGTAAAGTCCTAGCGCCAGAGCTAGGTAAAGTCCTAGCGCCAGAGCTAGGTAAAGTCCTAGCGCCAGAGCTAGGTAAAGTCCTAGCGCCAGAGCTAGGTAAAGTCCT